TTTTTTTCCTATAAGTGGTTCAATTTCTTCTAATTGTGATTGCTTTTTTAAGTCTTTTTTTAAATCACTTTCAAGTTGTTTTTTGAAGTCGTCCGCTTTTATTTTTGTTTGTGATTGCTTATATGTTTTTTGCCAAGTAGCTTGGCCGTCGTTAAATTCAACGACAATTATTGAAGTATCTTTATTTCTAGTTGCCGATAAAATTTTTGCGTCTATATTTGCCATGTGTATATTTTACCAATATTTTACATAGTAAGTAAAATACCACCGCCGCCGCTTGCTAAAATGGGGTCTAAGCGTTCGTCAATGGTAACTGTTGCCGAACCTTTTAATACTGAACCATAGTCAACGTGTATTCGTCCGACCGCACCTGAACCACCGTCGCCCCCCGAACCTGTATGAGTTCCACCCGAACCACCGGCAACGGTAATTAGATTTGTGCCAACGTCAACGTATGCGCCTTTTAATAAGACAAACCCACCGGCGCCGCCGCCACCACCGCCACCGTCTGAAATACCAAAAGTAGAATTGCCGCCGTTATTTCCATTTGCATTTATCGTGCCTACAAGTTCAATTATTGGCGCAATTACAATAATTCCACCGCCACCGTCGCCCCCCGAACCGGCTTGGCCTTGGTCGTATTGCTCGCCCCCCGAACCGCCGCCGCCCCCGAAATGTGCTATTGAAAGTGCCGCATTATCAATACCGGCCGTACTAGCATTACCCCCCGAACCGGCCGTACCACCTGAACCGCCCCCCGAACCGACGGTTGCATGGCCGCCCCCTGCGCCACCACCGCCACCAAACCCGCCGTGGTTATCGCCTGCCCAACCACCGCCGCCCCCGACCGTGTTAGCATTGATTGAAGTAGTGCCACCGTCGGCGTTATAGCCTTCGCCTTGTTTTCCGTCTGCGTTTCTAACTGAGGCCGCGCCCCTATAGCCTTTGCCCTGCGCGTTCATAGTTCCATTTATTGTTACTTTTCCGTTGCAAAGAATAGCTAAAATTCCGCCTCTAGTTCCTGTTACGTCAAAGTCAATGGCCGTATAAGTCTTTGTGGTGTCAATAGTTACTTGGTTATATTGCTTTAATTTATAAACTTGTGCGTGGGTTCCGTAAGTCAATTGTAGATTGTATGCCATTGTCCAATTGGTGCCGCCACCAACTGACGAAATTTTGTTAAGTTCCCAATTTCCTACATTGCCGGTATTGTCTGACTGGTGGATTAAAACTAAATCGCCTGCCGAAAATCCCGTACCGCTTGAAGCTGTTAATGCTGTTGTACCGGAAGAACCACTACAATTAGTGTTTGGGGTGCTGTCTGTTGTGTCGGCCGAAATCGTCAATGCGCCGTCGCTACCATTTCCGTAACGTTCCGCCCACATGCTAGTATCGTCATTTCTGAATTGTCTACCCATAATTTAACCGAAGTTTTGCCCGACGATTGAACCGTAATAGTCGGTTCCGTCGTAGAAAAATGCAAAAATGTCGGCGCGGCTTGCTGTGCTTGTAAGTGTAGGTGTAGTAGCATTTACCCATTTAATAGTAGGCCAAGTTACCGTACGGCCACCGCCACCGTCTTGTTTAAGAATAACTATAAAAGTCTGTCCGGCTGTGGGGTTAGTAAATGAAAGTGTACCATTTGAACCGTCAAGGGTTCTGACCTGAATTGCGCCTGTTGATAAGTCAAAAGCCCCCGAATTATCAGTTTGTGGGTCTTTAATGGCGTTTCTTACGTCTTTTCTTAAATTGTTGTAATGCGACGCTAAAGCGTTTGTGCCTGCTGTAACGTCTGCGCTATTCATTCCCATACTTATATTTTACCCTATTGTAATCGTCCATGAAAGCGTCAAGGTGTCGTTTGACGTCTTAACGCGGTTCATAGCCGCCCTTGCAAATAACTGTCCGCTACCTGATACTAAAGAAGCAACGCGGCCTACACCTACACCAAATAAACCGGCCTCGCGTAAAGTTCCGTTTGCTTCCTGTGTAGTAAAATATGTTTGACCGGTAAAAACATTATTTAGATATGAACGTACGCTTATTTCTTTTCTTGCAATCTCTGTTTCTAAAGCTGTATCACCAAGCGCGGGTGCTGTGGTTCCAGTTCCTAACGCACAATGGGTAATTTCCCCTACGTCATTGCCCGCAAAACGCTGTGCAATAGCATTTTTACCGTAGGTAACAAACATATTGCGGTAAACGTAGCGTCTAACTTTACCCGTTTTTATATTGCGAAATTCTAAAACTATTTCGCCTTTTACTTTTACTAATTCGTCGTTAAATTTAGTCTTCATAGTTTACCCCCATTCAAATAAGTTCCAAATAGCACGGGTTGTTGTCGCTTCTAAGCTATCTATGCACCATGTACGATATGCACCGGCACTATCAATTGTCAAATTATCGGTCAAACTATCGCTTAATAATTGGTCTGTAAGTTCAAAAAGTTCGTCTACTACCTCGTCGTCGTCCAATTCAATTAAGTTTTTGTTGGCCTCTAATAATTCTATCAAAAATTTAATTATACCGATAGTTTTTGCGCTTGCGATTGAAACGCTATAAATGTATTTTCCGCCACCTAGCGACTTCGCAACCACCTTTTGCACTATATAGTCGTCGTCTACGCTATAATCGGTCAAATTGATATGTATATACTGTCCTGACTTAAAACCGTCGGTATAAGTATCAAATGTGCCTTCAATTAAATCGTTTGCATAGTCAATAAGTTCTGCGCCTGCCCTATCTCTTGCGGCCTGTGTCGTTCTAATAGCTTTATCAAATATTGCAAATTCTTTTACGCCATTTTCTATAATACTCATTGTGTCCTCTACTGCCACCAAAATAGGAATATCATATTTATAAGTTACTTTTACGCTATCCGTGGCGCCTAGAACTGCGCCCCCGCTATCCTGTTCAATGTATTTTTCTTGGAAATTTAAGTACCAATCAAAACCGGAAGTGTCAATATTTTTAATTCCTACGGTTTCTTCAACATAACCACCGCCACGGTCAACCTCAATTGTTACGTCGTGGGGTTTATCTGGTATAACGAACTTTGTTTTAATTCCGTCGCCGTATTCTTCGTATGTTGTAAAGTCTGAAAGTTGCGTACCGCCTCTTACATAAACGCGGTTTTTAAGCTGTGAATTATCTTTTGAAATCTTTAAATTGATATATTCGGTGTTTGAGCTATCAATATCATAAGGCGCCGTATCTGTTAAAAGTGGGAAATAATGTATATCTTTTTCGTAATCTATATACCAGTTTCGGCCGGAAAGCTCGGCAAGTTGTCTAATTGCTTGACTTGGTTGAATGTAATTAAATGCTATTTGGTCAATGGTTACGCCTTCTTCTACGTTTACGGTGGTTATTCCAAAGCCCGCGCAATATCGGGTTACTATGTCTTCAATAATTTCTTTGTCGGTCATGTCTTGGTAGGTTCTATGCACTAAATTACGGTCAAGTAACCATACTTGGTCAATGCACGAAATAGTTGCCAAGGGTGCGCCCGCTTCCATTTTTACAATATCAACTTTGACTACATATCCACTAAACAAAATGGTATCGTCGGGCATTGTAATAATAATTTCGTCGTCTGTTTGGGGTATTCCATTGCCTGAACGGTCAAGTAACGCAAATTGACAAGTATTGGTTTTGTCTGTAATTGCGTCTTCAACAAGAAGGGTACTTGCTAGAACGTCGGTTGTTCTGTCAATGTCTGCGATTGAAATATTGTATGCCATAAGTTAGAACCTAACATTTAATTTAAGTTTACTAATAATGCTATCACCTATCTTTTCGCCAATTCGCATTGCCCCTGCTTCGTCTGAAATTATGGCGCCTGATAAGTCAACGTTTATATGATTTACGCTTGTATTACCGGCACTTGCACCGGCCATTGTCGTTGCGATATGTGGCGTAATACCCGTTGACCATTCTAAGCCTTCCATAGCTCTATTTACTTGCTTTACGCCCATTTTGACAATATCCACTACGCTTGGTGAATGGCGTTTTGTGAAGTCAAGCGCGTCTTTAATCTTATTGACGTATTCTTGTATGCGGTTCCAAGCGTCCCTAAATGGCCTTGTAAGTTCGTCAAGTAACCAACCGCCCCAACCTTTTATAAAGTTAAGTGCGCCGTTAAATATTTGCTTGATTGCTTCCCAAGCATTGTTTACCATTTCTTTTACTGCTTCCCAAGCGGCGCCCCAATCACCTTTAAGAAGTGCCAAAGCGACTTTGAATATGCCGGAAACAATAGCCCACCAAAGCTTGAAATAGCCTGAAATCATATCCCAAACCGCTTGCGTAATAGTTTGTATTGTTGTCCAATTTTCCGTAATAAATTGTCTAAATGCGTCAATTACCGGCATAACGTAATTGTTTATTACGTCCATAATTACGTTGAAAACTGCCGTTGTTATATCTTTTATGCCTAAAAAGTTCGTTTGCCAAGCTGTATAAAGTGCGGCAATAAGAAGTGCTACTAAAACAAGTGGGTTAGTTAAAGCCGCAATAAGCGCGGTTATAGTTCCAATTACCAATAGTGCGCCAAGTGCGATTGCTAAACCCTTCAAGAATGTAATAACCAATTCTTGATTTTCTGCTATCCATGCACCTAACACTTGGAAAGCGTCAACAAATATCATTATTATTTTAACTAATTGGTTGCTACTTTCGTGGCCTTTTCCAAGTTCTGTGAAGAACGCGGCAATTACTGTGGCGCCATTTTGAAGAAAAGGTATAAGCGCTTCAACTCCGCGTTTCATAAGTTCAAATGCACCGGAATTTACCAAAATGTCTTTTAATGCGATATTTACGGTATCTTTAAGCGTTGAAAATAAACCATTCAAAGTGCGGCTTTGCTTTTCCATTGCGCCCTCAAACATACCCCCTTTGGCGCTTGCGTCCGCAAAAGCCTTGGTCAAGTCTTCGTAGGAAATGTCCATATCTTTTATTTGTGCCACCGACTTACCCATAGACTTTGCAAGCATGTCGTATACGTTAATTCCGGCAAAAGCAAATTGTTTTATATCAAGTGCGCTTGCTTTTCCAACTGCTTTAATTTGCTGTAAATTCGTACTTAAACGTTCCAATTCTGCGTTTCCACCACCTGTGGCCGAAATAGCATTACCCAAATTGATAATATCTACGCGGGCTTGCTTGGCGTTTACGCCTGCCGAAATTAGTCGTTGGTTTCCGGCAACAAGCGGTGCCATTTCAAATGGGGTTAATGCCGCGTCTTTTTGTATTTGCTGTATTGCTTCTGCGGCCTTTTTTTCGTCTTTTAAGAGGGTTGTAAATGCTATTTGATACTGTTCGTATTTTCCGGCATAGTCTATAGCCATTTTACCGGCTACCGTAAGCCCTGCGCCTACTACACCGGCAAAAACTGCGGCTTGCTTCCCAAAGTCGGCAATAGCCGAACCCATATTACCCAAATGGGAAGAAAAACCGTTGACTTGCGACTTCGCTTGGTTCATTCCATTATTGAAGTCGGTTAAGTCTGCTTTAACATGTGCGACAACACTTCCTACGTCAAATGCCATACTTCTATTTTATCATTATTCGTGGGTTTCCGCGTAGCTTATCTTTTAATAATAAGAACCCTGCTTTGTCCAAAGTGTCATTTTCTGGGTTATTTGTTCGGTCATACGCATTTAAAGCGTCCCAAAGCTCTTTAGGATTTTTGGCGTGTGGATTTTGAACTATTGCTAGTTCCATTCGCCAATCGCTTAACTTGCGCTTATTTATTTGTTGCACCAATTCGTACAACTCGTCAAAGTACAAGTTTTCGTCAATATCCTTTTTAGCCCACCCATAGGACGAAGCTAGTAAGTCTACTGCCCACCAATACCAGTCAATTTCGTCGCCTGCTTGCTCGCCGTTAGTGAGCCGAACGTTTTTTTTATCTTTTCAAATACTGCTTGGTAATTGTTTACCTCAATAATTGCTAAGAAAACGTCCGTTGCTTCGTCAAGTCCCATTTCTTCAACTTCTTCTTTTTTCAAGTCCGTTGCAATGGTAAACAAAGCTATTACGTCGGGTAAGCTTTCGGCTAATATAGTAGGAATTTTAGGTATTATTTGGTCGTTTGAAAGTCCGTCTAAACCGTTTATATGCTTTGGCAAATTTTGTAATGCCTTTAGCAATTCGGCGTAGCGTCCAAGAGGTAGTTTTTTGACAACCAATGTACGATTTTCAATTTTAACTTCAATTTGTTTCATAACTTAAAAGGCGGGGTAACAAAGTACCACGTTTGCCGTTTTAAGTTGGTTATGCTGTACTGTCGCCAAACAAGCCAAGGTAGTTGCCGTCTGTCTTTGTTTCGTCTAGTAAAGCTTCAAAAGTTACTTCAATAACCTTTTCTTCGTCGTTTCTGTGTGGAAGAACCACCGTTGAACCAACGTAAGCTTTATGGAAAACAATATCAAAAGCCCTAGTTCCTTCGCCTACTGGGTGTAGTACAAGCTGTGCGCTGTCTTCTTTCGCTAATTTACCTGCTTTAGCGCCAATTGTTATACGTCTATTTGCCGCACCGGCAAAAGTTGCCTGTGGAATAGCAACACGACCGTTTGCAATTGTAGCTTCGGCAAGCGCGACTTTAGCTGTTAGTTTTTCACCAATTAAGACTTTTTCAACAACGGTTTCGCCGTATGCGTCTACCATTACGTCTTTATAAACTGGTTCGTAGCTAACTTCAACGCCACCTTTTGTATGTCCTAAGTCAACGTTGTTATACGTTACTGAACATACACCAACTTTTACGTTTGTTATATCCGCCATAGTATTTTATTCACCCCCTTTCAAGCTAAATTCTTTTTTAATTGTAGCTTTATTTTCACTGGTATTCAAATGCTTAAATTCAAATTCGTTAAGTTCGCCGCACCGTGGGCATTGAATAGCCATACGACCGGCAAATATATATTCATAGATAAAAAATTTGCGGCAAGCTTTACAACGCAACTCGCGATATTCCTTTTTATTTATAGTAATCATATTATCTTACCCAAGCTTCAAAATTCATTGAAAACTCGTCGTGTCCTATATCGTCTTTACCAATGTGGCCGCCCTCGGTAATAGCATTTATGGAATAAAAATAGTTCCCATTTTCTACAAGGGTTTCATTATATCTATTGTGTAGTGCATTTCTGACACTTGTTAGCTTTGCGGCACCGGTAGCATAGTCTGTATTTCTTACTAATACTTGAAATGTAGGCTTTTTTGTCGGCAAGTCAATATCCGGCCTAAGTCCGCCGGTATCAATTATAGTTACGCAATTAGCGGGGCTATCTGGCTGTTGTCCAACAAAAATATTAGTTCCAACCGTGCCTACGCTTTGGTCTTCTAAATAATCCGCAATGTCGTCAATTATTATACTCATACTACTTTAAGTGCATTTGCACCCCTACGCCGTATTTTTGCAAAAATAGCTTTTCATTCATTTTTATTGGGTCTTCCAAGTATTTACCTTTTCTACCCTTCTGAAAATGATACTCTGGGTGTTCGTGTAGCCTCGCGGCGTATACTTTATTATACCCTACAATATAGTCGTCGCCGTTTGGTTCTACATGGCCGCTATTTTGAAGTAGTCCGGTATCATGCGGCACTTCAAATTGACTTAGCCTTAATACCTCGTCTGCTACCATGTTTTTTGCACCACGACTGCCCGCCTCAACTCTTTTAATAAGGCTTTCTACCCCTTTTATAAAACTGCTTGCGTCCCATTTTACATTTGCCATAGTTTATATATTCCATTTCGTACATTCTAATTTAATATGGTGCGTTTGTCCTAATCCGTCTGTCGGTAGGCTTTTGCCATGTACGCGGTAAGAAACACCGTTAAAAGTGATTTTATCACCCTCGTTTACTGTTACGTCTGATTTTAAATAAATAATTGCCGCAATAACATATTGGGTTGCGTCGCTTCCGTCTGAGGAAAAATGTAATCTTGGCTTTGAAACAACTTGTACACGGCCTTTAGCTGTGGTTCCACTTCCGACTTGTTCTTTGCCGTAGCGGTTTTTGCTGGCCGTGTTGTATATAGTAACTGTTTGATTAAAAAGACTTGCTAAACTCATAATACAATTTCGCCGGTAATATTTCTTATACCCCGAAGAAGCATTTTAGCTTTCGGCGCTATCAATCGGCTTACGCCTTGATAATTAGCGGCGTTTGTATATGAATAGTCGCCTATGCTTTCGCTTTGCTTCTCTATTTGGTCGCTTGAAAAGAACCGGCTACCCATTTCAATAATGAACTCAACTTGTGCCGCAACTGCACGTTTAACCGCTTCCGGTATAGATTTATAGTATTGATTTGGTGTAGTATCGCCGTCAAAGAATACGTCTTTTGGCCTCGGAAATTTCCCAAGCTGGTAGATTTTATATACGCTAGTGCTGTCTGGTGCTGTACTCCAAGCGCTGTCAACTGTAATTACTCCGGCGTATGTTTGACCGGTAATTTTTCTTCTTTGTCCTGCACCGGTACCGCCTATAATCTCAATTTCGCACCATTTAAGGTAATCAACCTGCATTGTGTTCTGGTGAAGTGTGGATAGCGTAATAGTGCTTGCGCCACCTGAAACGGCTTTACCATTTAGTGTATAGGGATAAAATCTTTGTTGTGCGCCTACGTATTGGTCTATCATTTCTTCGGCCTGTGAAATTTGGTCGTCGGCCTCGGTTGCGTCGGTAATGGTGATATTAGCGAATTGTGCAAGTTCGCTTTGACTTAAATAGCTTCTTCTTGACGTTGGCGTTGTGCTAGATACTGGCATATTCTAATTATATCATTTAATATTTTTCGTACCAATTACCGTTATTGTCTTGTTGGAATGGTTGTGGGTCCGGATCGTACCAATCCGGTGAGTTATCCACATTCCAATTTTTACCAATCATGCGCGCCCCTCTAGACGACGAAACGGTCACACCTTGCGTTCCTATGATCCTTGCGCCACGGCTTGACGTTAACGTTTGTACACCCTTCGTGCGGGCATTTCTAGAACTTGTTGCTGTGTCTTTTCCGATCGTCCTTGCCGGACGTGAAGAAATGTCCGTTAATTTACCGATAGTTCTTGCATTTCTTGAAGAAATCCCGGTATCTTTTCCTTTTATTCTGGCGTTCCTTGACGAAATATCCGTTGCCTTACCTTTTGTTCGGGCCGGTCTTGAAGACGTCGCGCTATCCTTACCCTTCGTTCTAGCCGGGCGGGAATCATTAGTTGTTATTTTTCCAATGGTACGCGCCGGACGACTGCTAATATCCGTTGCCTTACCTATTGATCTTGCCGGACGTGAAGAAATGTCCGTAGCTTTTCCCTTGGTCCTTGCCGGTCTACTATCGGAAGTTGTGATTTTACCAATAGATCGGGCATTTCTAGAACTTGTTGCTGTGTCTTTTCCGATCGTCCTTGCCGGACGACTGCTACTTGTGACTGTTCCGGAAGGCGGGAAGATTGATTCGTTCGGAAGTCCGTCGGACCAATATTTTTGAGTGCCGCTATCATTAGCGGTTTCTATGCCCTCGAAAGGAAGTCCGTCAATCCAATACTTTTGTTCATTTGCCATATCATATTATATTAAGCGACTGTTACCGACCAATCGTCGACGTTTACCCAACCGGTCGTCCCGTCGACTTCAACATAAAATTCTAATACTCCGTCGGCGCTTACTGCCGCACTTGCCCCGGTTAATTCTTCGAAGGCACCGTCCGAAGCGGCCGTTGCTGTATCAATCAAAGTATCGGAAGTAATCCCAAGCGCGTCATTCCTTTTAACCATAAGGCGCGCCCTTGCGCCGTTATATGCCGCGCCGTCCCCGGCTTCTGATTCCCGGACGTAAACGTGGATCGTTGCCGCTTGTCCGCTTGCTATAGCAACCTTTTTACTTCCTGAAACAAGTTTATTTGAAGCATCAATCGGCGTTAATCGTTCCGAAGGTGTCGCGGTGTTATAATGTGTGCTATCGCTAGTGATAGTCCCGTACTTGAACCAAGATTTGTGATTCCCGGACGTTTGATCGTGATTAGTTGATTTAATAAAAGACCCAATCAGTAAGTTCGCTTGATCCCCCGAAGCAAATTCTGTCGCCGCACCAAGCTTACAATTATCAAGATACCATGATATATAAAAGAAGTTTGCGCTTGTTTCGGAAATTTCTATATCAACTGTATGTGCCGTTTTTATTCCACCTGCTGTACTAAAATCACAACTTCTAAAAACCCAGTTATGTAATATATCAATAGAATTGTTTGAAGCTTTATTGGCAAACTCTATCCCGTTTGTCGTAGAAAAAGTAGAATCACCATTCGAAACAAGTCCGTCAAATATTAAGTTAGACAAAACGTTATTCCCGGGTGAAGAAGAATCACTACCCCTAGGAATTACTATTGAACTTGTATTGCAACCAAATATTATCAATCCGTCAAATGTAAGTTTTCCCCATGAAAGTTGAGGACCAAGAGTTATCGCGGGTAAGGAAATACCATTCGAATTAGTACGCCATATAGTAGTATTGGTCAAAAGTTCTTCAGTTGAACGATTTACATAAAAAAATGAGGAAGTGTTTGTTTCCCAAGCTAAACCAATACCGGCGCAAGAATGAATAATGTTATCCGAAAATGTACCAGTAAGAATGACCGGACCGGTTGAGCCGTTACCAATAGCTAAAGCGGGTCCACTACCTGCCCACCCCGCGATAGTGTTTCCTGTAAATATCGAGGGATAATCACCGGCGCTAGTTGAAGTAACCCCAAAAACCACGGAACTTACGGCACCCGTACCGCCGCCTATCATATAATTGTTAGTGAAAGTGATTGTTGGGCTATTGTCAACAAAATTTATTCCGGCAGTTGATACGCTTGCTAGGGCATAAAAAATATTATTTGAAATTGTTATCCCGCTTCCGCTTGTAGGTGTCATATAAACGCCGTTATCCTCTGTATTACGAAGACAGGAATATTGCATATTAAAGCTTCCGGTTGTTGTTTCAATTTCAAGACCCCTTTTTCCGGTCGCCGATTCACCTAAATATCTAAATTCTGTCCAATCAATATCAACTATTGATGTAGCTTTGAAATTACAAAATGCCATAATTGTTGAAGTTGCCGATCGGATTTTTACATTTCTTGTAAGTAAAACCACTTCCGCTTGTGTAGGTGAAGTTCCCGAATGTGCGTTTGCCAATCCGCCACCCGCACCACCGAACCCGTCAACGGTCATATCTGACGCATTTGCGTTACCATTCAATGTTCCCGCTTCTGTTTGTGAAGCCGTCCTAGTTGTTGACGCAACGGCAATTTCGTCGTTATCAAGCCAACCGGTGTCGGTATCAACTCCGAGTGACGTTGAATTCGCCGCTTCGTCCGTGTTCAATTTGCAAACAATAATGTTTTTTCCGGAAGTTCTAGACAACCCCTGTGAATTCAAAGTCCCCAAATTCCTTATAGTCAATCCCATATCCCCGTCGGCCGCCGGGTCAAATTCAAGGACCGCGGTTGAATCTCTTGGAATAGGTGTCCCGGTAGTTCCAATATCGAGTTGTCCACCGCTATAAACAATACAATGCCCGGATAATTTAAGATAATAATTTGTAGCCGCGGTAGTCCCGTATCGTAATATTCCACCGTCACAAATAGCCATTGCCGGGGTAACTAATGAAGTTGAAGCGGCCCCGTAATCGGTTGTTGCCGTTTCGTTCATTGTGATTGTTATTGCTGTTTCCGCCCCGGCACCTGTTTTTTCACCGGTTATAATCATATCGTCACCGGCACCCGGCGCGGCTTCGGTCGTTGTTCTTAATGCTCGGGCCAAGTTATCGGCCGTTCCGTCACACCATAAATCTACTTGGGTAGCCGAAGAAGTTTTAGCCGCTACCTGATAAGCAGTTGCGGCAAGAAGTAATACCGGCGCGGCAAACTTGAAGAATATCCAACCACCGTTTAAGTCGGTTTCTAATGCTGACGGAAGATCCGCAACGTTTATAGTTACTTCTGTTCCGGCAACTGCTATATCACCGGCGTCAAGCTCTAACTGAACACTTATTGTTCCGGTAGTTCCAATTCTTTCACAAAGCTTAACCGCAATTCCGTCAATTTCAATTGCCCCCGGTGTAAATGCCGAAGAACGGGTCCCGGAATACGCGGTTGTTAAAAGTGATTCCGTCCCGTTCTCCGCGTTTAAATAGGACGTTGCGTCAACAACGCCCCATGACGTAGAATCTGTAAAATTTCCGCTAGCTTTAGCGATTAAAACGGCCATTATTTACCACCCTTCTTGACTTCAATTTCCTGTCCGATTAAGTCTTCAAAAACATTCTTTTTGGTTTCAATCTCATTGACTTTTTCCGCTTCTTTTGCCGGTTCGTCAATGTATTTTTCCACCCCAAGATTAACAATCATTTCGTTTATTAACTCCGGGTTTTTTGTAAACCTATCAATATCGGACGCCGGAATTGTAAAAATGTGCGAACCTAATTGGTCCGTCGCATTTTCATATACAACGGTGACGTCAAGCTGTGTTCCGTCGTGATTTTTGTTTACTTCGTGTATTCTTGCTTTAATGTCCATAAATTAAATTCACCCCCTTTTCTTTTAATTATATCAAGCCTTCGGTATTATCATTGACCAACTTTCGTTCCCTTCGTCTTCGTCGACGATAACAAGTAAGGTGAAAGTCGGGTAGTAGGCGTGAATTTCAATAAAGTGGTGTTGATCTTTTGCCCGTAGACCGTGTATTCCTTCTTCGTCTACTGAATCGGCAAGCATTGTTTGTTCAACACGACGGAAATAATTAAATCCGGTAGGTAATATTGGTTTGAGGTTTCCCCATTTTGCTTTTGGTGATAATGAGGGCAAATTAAAAGTTCGTACTGGCAAGTTGTCTACTTCAACTTGTATACGAATAGTGGTAATGCGAAGTTTATTTAACGCAACGTAACGAATTAGCCTTTGCCAAGGTGATAATTCTTTTACAATTTCTTCGTATGGTGTTTTACCCTCTATGGCTGTTTCGCCGTTTGAAAGCGACACTAACCAACGAGCTTTTACATTGTTTGCCATTGGTACCCCAAAGCTCTTAATCCTGCCTATTAAAAAATAGTTACTACCAAAGCGCCAATCAACGCTACTCTTTTGTAGCCTCGGTTGCTTCTTTTGCTAGTTGCTCTGCCTGATATTCCGGCGTTTTTGCCGGTCTATCTACTTCTACTTCGTCAAATTCTAACTCAACTGTTACCATGTCTGTTTCTGGTGCCATAACGTCAAGTGTTTCTGACCCCTCGGCAATTCTAAAATCTTTGTCGGTTCCCATATTTAGACCGCCAATATTAAGCCCATTTCCAATGAACTTTTTGTATTCTTCAAGTCCTGCGGCTTCTAAAAAGCTAGAAGCTGTAAACTTTGATTTTTCACCTTTTCCGTAAATAACTTTGTTTGCCATATATTTATTGATAAGTTAATTGTATCTTTAATGCAAATGCTGTCAAGTTTCCGACTGCTTCCGGTGAAGCGCTACAAGCAATGAAAAAGTCATGGCTAGTAGCTGTCGTATTGTCGTCTAATGACATTGCCGCACCTGAACCCTCGGCGTTTGTCCAAGCTGTGTCTGCCTGTTCTGCACATTGGAAAGTAATATTTGTTGGTACTGCGCTATCTGTTGAACCGTCATAAGCCCAAAATGTAGCGGTATTGGTAACAACTGACGAACCATGAGAAAAGTTAATTTTAAGCGTACATTCTGTGGTAGCAAGGTTAGTACCGTTTAGGGTTTCTGAACCGCCGCCGTTAATTGAAATAGTACCCGAAGTAAGATACTTATTGTTGTTAATGTGGGTTGTGCATTGCTGGGTACCGCCTGAATTTTCAACGTGTGTACTATCCTGATAAGAAGAAACGGCTACTGCGTCGCCGAATGAAGCGCCATAAAAGCCTAATTTATCGGTTGCGCCTATGGTTGTGTTAGTTACTGCGGCGTCTGTGCCTTGTCCTGTCCATGTGAACGTTGCCATATACTAATTATACCACTTTATAAAATAATTTTGTCAATGGGTATTTAGCGTAATTCGTCTATGAAAATCTTTAGTGCTTCGGCCTCGCGGTCAAAATTTACGTGCTTCTTGAAATTATCACGAACGCTATAGCAAAGCTTGGCGTAATTTGTTTCTTCATTATAAAAGGTGAGCTTATTATATATTTCGTCTTCGCTAAGTCCGTCTATAGCAATACAGGTTTCACCGTCTATTAAAAGCTTTTCGCCTAGCTTACCTTTATAGTATTCCTTTTTGACTATGGTAGGTCTACCAATAGCGGCACTATTAAAAAGCACATGACCGTAACCGTCGCCACCAAATTTGGTATGCCATATAAAACGACTTTCCGCCATTCTTGCCGCTAAGTTTAGTGAACCGTCCGCCGAACCGTCGCGGCATTGACCGCCGTATATTTTAAAGTTCCAATTGCTTACACGTTTTTCTAGCGATAAGAATAATGCCAAGTCCGGTGCAAAATGCGGGGTAGTATCAAAACAATTTACAAAACTATAAATATTTTTTGTTCTTTGTGGTTCATGGAAAAAGAAAATATCGGTATTAAATTCTTGGTGGTAAGTAATGCTATGTATCCATTCTGGTATATCAACAATTGCCGAACTCATAACATTAGGAATAAGCATAGTACCGTCAACGTTCCAACTATTGCCAATCTGGTAAATAAGCTTTGGGTTATTTGGGTGCATAGTCGCAAGCTTTATAAAAGGGTCAATATGCTGGGGTAGTGAAGCAATGATAATATCTATCGGTGTCTTTAAAAACTTTTCTAAAGTAATTGCTTTATTGAAGTATCCGCTATCAATGTCTTGGCAATAATAAATGTCGTCTTCAACCTTGGCAATATTGTTAAGTGGTTGCGTATTATCTTTCGGCCTATAGCCCTGTGCTAGTGTTAAATACTGTTGTTGCGTTGCGGGGTGGTCGTATACTTTCCAATATCCTTTTTGCGCCCATTCCAAACCAATTGGTCGGTAGACTGCGCCGCCCAAACGGTCTTCAAATAAAAGAATAAAGCTTTGTAATAAGCTTGCATGGTGAAAGTCTGTAAATACTTTTGGCTTATTCATACTAATTTGATACGCCACATTCTTTGCAATGGTATTTACCGTTTATATGGCTTTCTAATTCGCCGCCGCAATTACTACAACGGTCTTTTAAAAGCCAAATTATTTTGCAAAAAAAGATAAAAATTATTTCAAAAAATCTATTCATTTTTTATATATTATTGACCTATCCCCTACTCTACTCATTTTTTACATGAAAATTTTTTTAGCCTCAAAAAAGTTCCAAAAATTGCAAAAACGGTGGGGTAGGGGAGTGGTCTAGCCTCAAACCGAAAATGCCCTTTTTTACACTTTTCACGGAAATATTACGACTTTTCACGGGCTAAGTATTCCCGCACGGTATTTATCCAAGTATCGTTTAATGGTACGTCTACATTTAAGCAATCGGCAACCCATAAATTAAATTGTTCGGGGTGGTAATTAGGCTTTCCGCCTTCTGCCATAAGTCGCCAATTATGCGAAAGTCCGTTAAGGTGTAAAAATTCTTCTTCCGGCATTACGCCAATATCCGTTTTATTTGCTTCTAACTGTTGTTGTATATATCCGAAGTGGTCGTAGTATGGTGGGTTTGCGCCAAAGTTTTTATTCAACCAATTTAGTAGGTCGCGTCTAACAAATAAATTGCATGGGTGAAGTCTTGCCCTGTCCATAGTTCCAAATACTTTATATTGCTTTTGATAGTCTTCTACCGTCTGCCAAAAATGTTCCGACTTTACTATAAAGTCCTGTTCTGTAAACCAAACCCATTCGGAATTAAAAGAATGAATAAGCGCTTGTTTAACTGCGACGTCGCGCCAATCTTTGCCGCTTTCAACTGGTGGATTATCTATAAATAAAACGTAATCGTCGTGCATTGCCTTGCGTACAAATTCGCGATAATCGGGGCTTGTGTTTGTTTCAGTAAAAACAATAATTACTAAGTTGAAGCGGCTACGGTTTTTTCTTATAAACTGACGCCACAAGGGGTAATCACAATTATTAGGCCAACTTACTATTATATCTGGTTTTATCATATTCAACCTTGCAATTGCATAAAGTACAAACGTAACCGTTAAATACTGACTTTATTACTTTTTCCGGCGGGTGCTTGCAAGTATTACCACCGGTTCTTATTTGACGAACGCCTACGCGTTTCATAATCCAAGTGTAGCAAAAATTCTTTGCCTCTTGTATATGTTTTTTCGTCTAAGGCCAAATTGTAATATAATCCTGTCAACCGCATTTATATAAGCGGCCGCAAAGTCTTCTATTTTACCTTGTGGGCGTTTCTGATAAAAAGTAAGCCACCATTGTACGCGCCGTTCCCATTCGCCTTTTTCCATATCCGTTTTGCACCATTCTTTAGGCAATATCGTTTCGCCCTGTGGTGGGTCTTCTTTCATTCTGGTAAGTGGTCTATTAAAATCGTCGCGAAGTACACCGCCTACACCGGAAGACAAACTACCAATATGTGTCCAAGGCGCGGTACCGTCAAACAAGTATTTACCATTTGTGTAATGTTCAATGTCTAGTGGGTGTGCATGATATTGTGGCACCGTAAATATGCGATAATCTTTTGCCCGAAGCTGTAGGCTTGTATTTACAAAAGTATCGCCCGCTTGGTCTGTTTCTACTGTAAAGTTAAGCGCTTCAACGCGTTCGCCCGCTTTCCACATTCTAGCGCCAAAATTGCGGTCGGTATCAAGTAATATTTGTTTCTTGGTAAAGAAGAAATTAGGCCAAAAGTTGCAACCGTGGTCGCCCTCGCCTTCATAGTCCAAGTCCCAAAGCTCTTTAGCACGTTTTAATATTTCCATGCCGCACGAACCCCGTTTACTACCTACAATGTCGTAGCCTTGGTGTTCAATCATGCTAAAGCACCAATCAACCATGCCTTTTTTGAATATAAAGCCGTCGTCTTCAACAAGCATTACTAATTCTTCTTGCACCAAGTCAAGCGACCTATTTATTACGTCGCCGTGTTCTATTTGCGTTTCGTGGCAAATAAGCATTATTTTTGGGTCGTCTGTTATTTCTTCAAGAAATTTGCGTATTTCTGGGTCTTTTAGTATGGGGCTATTGGCATATATATAAAGTTTGTCAATTTCGTCGTACCAATATTTGTGAAATAGTGAAAGCCAATAATTGAGTAAAAAGGGGTCGCATGGATACGGTAGAATGGCCGCACGGCTTCTATTAAAAATTGCCATAGCTAATTATCTCTTTTCCCAAGAAAAACCGCAACTACGACAAACCATAAGTGGTTTGCTTCCCTTGACAAAAAAGACCGTAAAAAAGAATAGGAAATATAGCGGTATACGTCTAATAGATTTAAAAAAGCCTTCTTTGACTTCTTTTATGTCTGCGCTATCGCACCGTGGGCATTTATTTTTTCTTAGTATTCCAATCATAGTCGCCACTTGCCGGTTTATAAAATCCGGTCAAGCCTCTTGGTGTAGGGAAGTGCATAGGTCGCAATTTGCCTGTTCTTACTAATTCAAGCATTTCGCTTGGTATTTCACCAAAAGGCCATGCAAAGCCGTGTTCTTCGTTAGGTATTTGGTGCATGTGTGGGTGTAAGTCGTGAATAAAGACAAAGCCGCCTTCGTCTAAATTCTTATAAAACTTTACCAATTCGGCAAAGCGTGTTTGCGGTTCTGTATCAAGCAAAATAAGTTTGTACTTTAAGCCTTCCGGTGGGTCAAATTTAGCAACGTCGCCTAAGTGGCAAAGTACCCATTTTTCAAGCCCTAAAGCTTGTATTCTTTTAACTGCTCTTGTTCTTATTTCTGGTAAAAATTCTATTGTGTCCAATTGACCTTTTCCGTTTTCTTTAAGTGCGCTTCCCATATAGGCCGCACCAACGCCCCAATGGGTGCCGGTTTCTAATACGTTTTCTGGTTTAAGAAGTCGTACCATTGCATATAAAAATTCGCCGGTTTCTACTTCAATGCCTGCGTCGTTAAAGCTTGAAAAGCCTTGTTTTTCTGGGTTATATGGGTTTTTCCAATCGCCTTCGTTGTGGCGGGTTAAAGAGGGGTCTTGTTCTAAAAGCTTTTTTGTAATGTCCATGCTGTGATTGTATTATATATGTTTAGTGTATGTCAAGCCCTAAAAACTTTGCCCATTGTGCTTTGACGTTTTCTTTTCCAAATAGTGTTATTGCCGTTTCGCGTCCCATTTGACCAATACGCCTTGCCATTTTTTCGTCGTCTAAAAGTCTGCGGGTATATTCTTTTAACTTTTCTATATCATTTGACACAAAACCATTGACCGCATTATTTATTATGCTTTCAACTTCGTATGTATTACCGGCAATATTCAAAGAATTAGCAAATTTACTGCCAATAGCCACAATTGGTATACCAGTCATAAACGCCTCTATAAAATTAAGTGTATAGCTTGCCGGTTGCGTTCCGGTATAAATATAAACCCTATTGTCGCGCATTATTTGTTTCATTCCGTCGTAGGTCAAATAACCGCCGTTCAATTCGCCTGACGCCTCGTTTCTATTACCGTAAAGCTTTGTTGGTAATCCTTGCGTTATTTTTAAGAATGTATCGTAATTACAGTATTCGGCGCGGTTTTTCATGTCTTGGGCAAGTGTAATTACCCGTCTTTGGGCGCCTGTCCACCCTTTAAATTCGTTTGGGTCTTTGTAAAAGCGTATTATGGCGTCTGCGCCCGCCGTTTGGGGTATGTAGGCTTCGTAGGGGCTGTAGCGCACTATTTTAAGCCCTTCTTGTCTATAATGCCACATTTTCGCTTCTATGGCGGCCGTAGACTGTCCAATTGACCGCCAAATAACGGTTTTATGCTTCATATTTTCCCAATTGTCGTATATCCATTCCGGTATGTGCATAACAACAATTACGTCAAATTTGTCAAAAAATTCTTTTGGTATGTGGTTGCGGTCTGGCGCCATGCTTAACAATTCGGGGTCAACTTGTTTGTTAAGCGCCGGTCTTATGCTGTCTACCGGCTTTTGTGGGTCAAGGTAAGAACCCAAAGCAAAGTAGTCTATGCCTAGTTCTTCAAACAACTTTAATTCGTCGTACTCTAAAATTGAATGGCAACTTAAATATAGTAATTTCATTTCGTTAAACGTTCTTTTTCTATTTCTTCAAGTCGTTGCTTCATAAGTTTACCTACTGCGTCTAAAGAAAACAACTTGCGTACAAGTTTTCCACCACTTATCCCCATTTTTGCGGTTTCGTCGCTATGGTCAAAAGCGAAGCGCATAGCTTGACGTAATTTTTTAATATCCACATTACCCCAATTTTGTTCGTTGGTATACCATTGCGTATTGCGATTATTACCGCTTAGTGGTTCCATTGTGCAAGGTACCAACATAGCATTTTTGCCGTTTTCTAAATATTCATGTATTCCGCCTAAATCGGTGCTTATAATAGGCTTATTCATAAGCATTGCTTCCATTTGTGGTATGCCCCACCCCTCGCCACGGTGCGCCGATACAAAGCAATCAAATGTTCTATGGAAGCGATATACTTGGTGCCTGTCCATTAAGCGACGGTATAAATATACTGGTGGGTAACGCTTTAAGCCTAGTTTACTTCTAAGTTTGATAATTGCACGGTCAATTTCGCGGCGCTTTTCTGTTTGAAAGTTATCAACGTATGTTTTTATAGTAAGACTAACGCCTTCGGTGTCTTCAAATTCGCGCCAATATGCTTCAAGCAAAGCAAGTGGGTTTTTACGTTCCGTCCATTCAAATATTGAATAAAACTTATAGTCTTGTTGGTAGTCAATATTGTAGGGTTTATAGTCTTCAAGGTTAATTTCTGTGTCTATTGCTTCCGGTATTATATGAATTGGCTTTGTTACGCCGGAATTGCGAATAGCCTTGGCGTTGAACTCCGAACCTGTCCAAATTTCGTCTACAAGTTCGGCCGGTACTGAAAAATCTTTAGGCAATTTGTCGGTTTCCCAAAATATACGGCCAACATGATATTTTAGCGGTTCCATATAAGGACGGTAAACATTTGGTGTAGTGTGAATAATCTTTATGTCGTAGGGTATTTTGCGGCCTTCACGTTCCACGGCAATATCGCCCAATTTTCCGAAGTCCGACACTTCCATAACATAAACCGGTATTTGGGTGGTTACTTCTACGCCTGCTTTGACTAAAGCGGCTATGTCGTGCCTATTAGCTTCACCATAACCGCTATAATCCTTTGCGCTTCCACAATATTTTACGTTCATTTTATAAAGCGACGTAATTGTTTTCGTCGTCAAGAGTTAATCTTTTACCACAATTTTTGCAATCAACCTCAACATTTAACATTTTGTTGGAAGTTTCAATAGCCGTGCCGCTACAAGCGGGGTCAAGATATTTATATTTTGGTGTCGGTGCGCTTGACGTGCTATTTTGTGCGCTTTGTGTTTCAACTCTTTTTTCTTCTGATTTACTTTGTGCCATAAATTTTATTCACCCCCTTTATACTGCCTCTACTTCTAGTTTATTATGTAGGGCGCGTTCTGGTAATGGGTTACTTAATACTTCTTCAAATATTTCGTAAAGTTTTTTCGCCGTGTTCTTATAAGTATATTGCTTGACGTATTCTGAGGCTTTGCGCCCAAGTTCAAGCGTTTCTTCTTGGTGGTCGTAAGCATAACGCATTTGTTTTGCTAAGTCGTCTACGTCTGATTTATACATTTCGCCAACGTTTTGACCTTTATACCTTGAATAACCGGCGGGGCAAGGTTCGGTTTTTACTTCGTACATGTATTCCGCATTAAAATATTCGCTAATACCATGTGCATTTGGCACTATTGCCGCCGCCCCTGTTGCCATAGCTTCAAGCGGTGTCATTCCAAAGCCTTCGCCACGGCTCGGAAATATAAAACAATCGGAATTACCATTTAACCTTGCTAATTCGCGGTCTGTCATTCTTCCGCTAATAATTTCAACATTTGGGTATTCTCTTTTAGTAATTGGTAACGGTATGCGTTCTAAAGTCGTTTTAAGTATCAATTTTACTGGTTCGTCTTTTGAAAATGCTTTATTCCATGCTTCCCAAACCTCTTGAAAGCCTTTACGAACGTTGAAAGCGTTGTAATGTAGAAATACGAAGTCGCGGCGTTGTTTGTGCGCTACCTTGCGTTCTACGAACTTAAATATATTGTCGTCGTAGCCAAGTGGTACAACTCTTGCCGTAATTCCGGCTTTTTCAAATACTGACTTACACCATTGCGACGGTACTATTACCATGTCTGCTTTTTCAAGGTGTTCTTTCCAGTCGTCCGGTATTTTGGTGCTTTCAAACATTGTATATAAAATCCTGTAATCGTTATCAAGCTTTGAAATTGAATAGGGGTTATGGAATAAAAGCGCTATTTTTTGGCCTTCGTTATGTAGCGAAATGGGCAAGTCCATTTTTTGAAGTTCTTTTAGCATTTTGGCACTTGCTATGCCGTAACCGTCTTGGCCGCCCTGTGATACGGTTGCAAGATATACACCGCGCTTTAACATGTCTTTATTTGCGGCTAATTCCTGCGCTTTGATATGCGCTTTTATACTGTCCTGTTGGTGTTTTTCTTCTTCGGGTGTTGCGGCTCTATAACCGGCTTTTTTAAGCCAAGTTCTGTATTCTACTTCGTCGTCTATTGCAACAATTCTGCCCTTTGGATTGACTAAGTACGGCATACAGTCATTATACATAAACTAAACAAAAAAGGCTACAAGTATTTCTACAAGTAGCCTCTTTGTCTTTAATCCAAGGGCATTAAGGATTAAAAAATGCGTTAGGTACTTTCTACCTCTACGACTTGTGTTTCGTCGGCTAAAGCGCCTCCGTATACCAAGTCAATAGTGAACCTTGAACCAAGGTCGCCGTGTGAGTACCCTTCAGTCAAACGGAATGATAAACCGGTATTTGGGTCTACCATGTTTGTTTGTCTGACGCCTTTGCCGTTTCCGTCAAGTGGCATAGGTCTATTGACCAATACCATTCCGAACTCGGTAAGTGCAACGTTGTGTCTAGTTACCGGTGAACCGGAAGTAGGCACTAATTGGCTTTCAAAGATATTTATATTGTAAATTCTTCTAATAGCCCCAAGGTTTATGGCCTCGGTATTTCCAACATAGTCGCCCCTTGAATATTTATCAATCTTTAACAGTTCGTCAATGATTGAAGTATCAAGAAACGCGGCTTTTGGCATGGTCTGAGGTACTTTGTGCCTTGCAAACCATGAACGAATAGCTAAAAAGCTCGCTTCTACTGCCGTTGCGTTTGATTTATCAAACGTAATGGTTTCGTCAATTGAAGGGTGAAGCGCTAATAGATAGCTTTCAACTTCTTCGGCAAGCTTAATTGCCATGTTTCTAGCGTAAGCCTGTTGTAAATTTGGTTTTTGAAGAAGTTTTGTAATGTCTTCTTCAAGCACGTCAATATACTTGTGTTGGTCAAGCGTAACGCTTATTTTGTCCGCATTTGGCGCCTGTGTTTCCATTGGGGTACCTGCGACCTTTGTTTTTACGGTCAAAGCCCCCGGCTTCACAATGTCAAGAGTATCGCCGTAATTAGCGAAGTCCTGCCCTGTCCAATCTGTGTCTTTAGACACAAATTTAGCAAGGTTCATATATGAAGGAAACAGTCTAATTACCTCTTGGGCAATAACTGTTGGAATAGCGTTTGCGTTAGTTGTTGGTGTAAAATTTGGCATAATTGTTGTTTCACCCCCTTTCTATGCTTAGTTTAACCTAAGTTCGTTTGGCGGGTGTAATTATGCCCTGTCGTCTACTATCTTGCCTTGCGCTTGTGCTTTTTGAATAGCGTCGCGGTTAGCTTGATAAAAAGCGGGGTCTTGAATTTGCGTTATCGTAAATTCTTGAACGTCGCCTGTATTCGTAGGGTTTGTACCCCCACCCATTGAACTTTTGGTTGCACCTTTAAGAAATTCATTATTTGTTATCAATTCGGTAACGGCTTCGGTTACTCCGGTAACTGTGCCGTTTTCTTCTACTTTAATATTTCCTTTGTCAATTAGTTTTTCAACTAAGTCAAGGCGTGTTACTCCTTGTTTTGCCGCCTCGGCCATTATTGCATTGTTAATATTGCTTTGTTCAAATTTAGTTTTCCAGTCTAGCGCTTCTTGTTCTTTTGTCTTCGCTAGTTCTTCAAACTCGCCCTTTTTCTTTAATTCTTCTTCTTTGCGTTTTGTTTCCGCTTCTTCGTACTCTTTAGCTTTTTTGGCATTTTCCCTAAGTTCTTTAATCCTTGGTAGGTTAAATGTTCTTGGGTCTTCCAATACTTTAGCTAATTGGTCGTCTGATAGTTTAGAAAAATCAACGTCGGGCGTTGGGCTTGGATTATTATTTTTACCCCCGTTGTCGCCTTTTGGGTCGGGTGGCGTATTACCCTTGGGGTCTGGTGCTGGTGGCGTACCACCGTTATTTGGATTGTTATTATCTGTTGGTTCTGGCATATTCGCTTGGTATCGCGGTTGCTTCCGCTTGCCTATATTCCAATAGTACCGAAGTGTTTAGTCATTGTCAAGTAGTTATTTTACGAGTAAACCCTTTGTATATTGTTGTGTTTCTGCGTCCCAAGCCATAGTTTCGCGGGCTAGTTCCAAATGAATAGCGTTTATGGCATGTTTGCAATTGGGGTGGAATAATCCGGCTTCAATTGCGTCTTCTACGGTCTTATAACCCTTTGTTGCGCCGGTCAATGATAATATTTCGCCTTCCCAAACCCTACATTCTTCATGCGTTGAAAAATGCCTTGATACTTGCACCAAGTCGTAGCCGTTTTCTACCATTCTATTACCAAAACCCCTATTTCTAGCCTCAACTGACTTTGTTCGTATAAGCATTTCACTATAACGGTCTAGTGTCCAAGAATGGCCGCCTTTATCCACTAAAGCGTCAAGTCCTTGTTGTTGAATTGCACCCATTACGGCTTGCTTTGTCTGTCGTAGCGCTTCGCCTTTAATTTGTCCCGAAGCTAAACGCTGTGTAATTTGTTCTTTTACGCCTTTATTGAGTATATTTTTTGCACTTCTGTTGACGCCGGTTAAGCTTTCACCAAATGCCGTGGCTGTTTCGTCAACTAACGCGGCAATTGCGGCTCTATGTATTCTTGAAAATCCGGCACCAACTCTTACCGGTGCGTCTATTTCTTTAAGCTGTTTTACTGCGTCGGTAGCACCTGAAACGTAATATTGTGGTAATTCCTTTTCTAAAAATTCTTGGGTGTTTGTGCCTAACTCGGTTAAAATGTCTTCTATTTGTGAAAGTAGCAATTTGCGGTTATATACTCCAAAGTCTGTGGCGCCCGCTAATTCTTTGACAATTTCTTTATAAGCGGCTTTGTACGTTCCGGTCAAGCGTTCAATTGATTTTTCGTTTACTTTTACTTCCGTGGGGTACATAGCTATATTATAGCTTATTTACCATTGTTGTTATTATTGCCATTTTTGGGGTCATTGTTTCCGCCGTTGTTGTCGTTATTACCGCTTTTGTCAAAAGGATTGCCCCCTATAGCCATTTGTGGCATGTTTATTTTCTTTTCGTCTGATATTTCCTTTGCTTTTAATTCGGCTTGTTTTTCGTCAAGGCCGTCAATTCGCATAAGGCTATCTTTTGTACTTGAAAGTCCGGCGTCAATTCTTTTTACTTCGTCGTCAATCTGTTCGCTATCGTCAATTGGTAAGCCGTCGTTCCATTCAATGTCCGGTATAACTGGTTCCTTTGTTAGTTTCTTGCCGCCAACTTCCAAATTCCATGCTTTAGCTACTAATTGGGCAACGTATAATGTTTCTTTAATTGCTCGGTCGTAATAAAGCTTTTTTCTTGCCGCTTTTGCAATTGTTCTAAGAATTTTTAATTTAAGCGCCCTTCCGCTTTCAACTGCGCCACCTTTGCCCATTCCCAAAACGTCGGGGCTAATTTCTGAAATCATATAAAATGCGTCTACTAAGCGGTCAATTTGTTTAAACGCGGCGTCAAGGTTTGCGTTCCATACGATATATTCGGGCTTTTCTTTTCCGGCTTCCGGTGAAATTTCAATCATGTTCAAAGCTTCGCGTCTTACTTTGCCGTCTTCGTCAAGTACGCCTTCCGGTACTGCTAATATTGGGTCTGTGTGCTTGTCTAATACGTTGTCAATTTTAGTTAAGCGGTTATTGATTGCATAAAATATGCTATCCAAGTCGTAATAATCGGAAATGCCCCAAAATCTACCGCTAGTTTTCCAATTAGGAATATGGGTAACTAAAGAACGTTCTATTTTTGTTTCTTCTTCGGGGTCAATGCCTAAAATTACTTTTATGTCTACTTTATCGCCAATAGTGCCGTCGTCCTTGATTGTCCATAACTCATTTGTAATTTTTCCTACAATATGTATTTCTTTTCTAACGTATTTTTTGCCTTGAACTTCAATAGGCCAAGCAAATTCGTGTTGTTTTGGCTTTGCACGAACGTTTGAAGGGTCAAGAGTAGGAAAGTATACCTTTGGTGTATTTTCTTCAATAATTACGGTTGGTTTTTTCTGGCCTTCGTCAAGTACACCGACACGAACTTTTAATACTGCGTCGCCTAAATATGAATTTGACAAGGCGCTTTCGTATAACTGTGTGTGTAGGTTGTTTTCGTAAATAAGTGCGTCTAAAAATTCTTGGTCGCCTTTTTCACCGGCTTTTACAATAATAGGCTCGGAAAATAGCATATCCGCGACAACTTTACTAAGAAGTCCGGCAAAGTTAATCATTACATATCTAAGCTTTTGATATGCTTTGTTATAGTCGGGGTTGTCTATGCGGTAATTAAAAGCGGCCATGTGGTCGCCCATAAACAGTTTTTCAAAGTAATTATAGTCTTTTAAGCGTTGCTCGGCACTAGCATAAGGAAATTTGATATATGCCGTGTTCTGCTCTTTGGTTCCAACTGCGGGTGGTGTTACTTGTGCCATAACTCATTTTAATTATATCATTTTTAAAAACTCAATAGTTAAAAAGCTTTTGTCTTGAATGTTCGCACGGTTGGTTTATTATATTTTCGCATTTGTATTGCAATCATAGCCGCAATTATACTATCGTCATTCTTACCGTCGGCATGTTCGCGCTTTCCGTTTTCTTTTTTAACAAATGTTTTCATTTCGCCAAGGGTCAAGGCGCTTGCAATTTCAAGTTCGTCTTCTTCATAAAATTTAATAAAGTCGTCAATCATAACGTCGCGGGTCTTTATATTCGTATTCCACCCAATTTTGCGGGTTCTTACTTGTGTTCGTTCGTCTATTCTTGTTTCAAAGTAATAGTTGTCGTAAATCTTTGACAACACCAATATAGTTGAAAGCATGTTATTTTCTACCCCTATAAATGCTTTGTTATACCAAGTGCCTATTTCTGCGGTTAATTCTGCCAATTCGTCCGGTCTTAGTTTTCCGTAAAACTGTGCTACTTGCTTTGTATCTAACCAAACGTCAATACAAGAATTGTCGCTACCTTGCCCGTCCGACGGGTCAACACCAATAATATAATTTTGGCCTAGTTCCGGTAATGAATAGATTTTAAGCCCTTTTTGAATAAAGCTTTGCGCCTTTTTAATTTGTTCGTCAATTGCTTTTTGTTCGGCTTCGCTTTTTTCATGGAAGCCAACCGTTAGTATTCTATTTATATCAAGTGCGCCAAGTGGTGTTTTTGGAATAATGCCATTAAGCTTATATGGGTCAAATACTTGGCCTTGGCCGCTTTGGAAAGCCTCTAACTTCGTGCTTGGGTATTCCTGCCTAAATAATTGGTCGCCGGTAAGCCCTATGCCTTCTTGGTTCTTACGCAATTCGTTTTTCTTCCACCTACGCCATAGTAGTTGGCCGTCTGTAAGCCTTTTGCCGTATTCATTTTGCACCATATCAATTAGTGTCAATTCGTCGGCTGTGTATTCGTCAATCTTACCGTCTAAAGCATATTCGGGGTCTTCGTGCCAAGCGTAAAAGTAGGTTTTATAGTCTAGTGCTTCGCGTTGGTCTTCTTGCAATGCGTCGTAAAACATGTAATCGTCGTAAAAGTCATTAAACCCGTTGCCGGTGGTTTCTTCGGAAATACTACCGTCTTTTGGTACTGCCTGCTTTGAACCTGCGATAAGTTCTTGCCTATCTTTAATATATGCGCTTTCGGTGATATGTAATTTTTTTACCGTTCCTGAACGTAATTTAAGCCCGACGTATATTTCACTATCAAGCACTTGACCGTCAAACCTTTTAGTAAAAAAGTAGGCGTTTTTTGTATCGGTGCGGGTGGTCGGCTTTATGTCGGCGGGCAAATAATCGTAAGCACGTTTTACTATTTCAAAGATTTTTGTTATTGCTTGGCGTTCGTGTCCTAAAATAGCGCAACTCATACCAGTTACCCAAAGCGCTTCGTCTAAGTAATCAATGCAATAAAGTGTGGTAACTCCGCCTTGTCGGTATTTTACAATGAGGTTTCTTTTGTGGTTGCGGCGTTCGTCTAAATGCTTTAACTGAATATAATTAGGCTTAAAAGTAACAATTTGCCCTTGCTTATTCTTTATCTTGTATAGGTGGGTCATTCGCCACCATTTGTCCTTTAGCCTGTTGTCCAACATAGTCGTAGTCCGTTTCTTCTAAATCGTCAAGTATTTTGCCTACCTTTTCGGGGTCTGCTTCTGCTGTTTCATTTCTATTTACAAAGAACGTTTGCGCTGTTCTGTGCTTTTCCGCAAAGAACCTAACGTTTTTCATTTCGTCCTCGCTTATTGGCTGGTCGTTTTTAAGTCTGTCGTTTACTTTATCTATTATCTTATAAAAGATATTATTTACCAACTCGGCGGGGTAACGTCTATAAGCGTCTATTTTTTGCGAAAACCAATCTTTTGACCTGTATTTTTCGTAAATTGTCGTTTGGTGTTGCAATAGGCTTGCTTTTTCCATTGCGTAATAAAGCGTATTGCCCGCTTTAAGAAATGGCGCCATGTCGTCAAGCCATTTTTGGTATTGTTCGTCTGTATATTCTGGTCGTCCTGTGTCTGCCATATTATATTAAGTCCTGCACTTTGTCGTTTTCTTCAATTTCCTTTGTACTATAAATTCCAAAGTCGTGCGCCGCGTCTGCACATGGTACGTTTTTTTCGCCGCATATATCGCAAGTATCAATCCATGCACCAAATGACGCTTTATTTTTCTTGTCGTTTTTCTGCCCGCAAGGTATACAAACGGTGCTTATAATCTTTTCTTTTGCCATAGCACAATTACTATACCACAACTGTACTATTTTTTCCTAGCCGGTTTATTTGCCGCCCTTGGGTCAATAGTTGCTTCTTTTAATGCGTTAAGCAACGTGTTTTTTACTGCCGTTTGTATGTCGTACTGGCGTTTTTTTATATTGGTAAGCTTTGTTTTAATTTCCTGTTGGTCTTTGTTACCTTTTTTAACTTCGTCTTGCACGTCGTTTAGTCTTTTATGCAAGTAAATAAACCATGCAAAGTTTTGTAATAAAAGCAAAGCTATAATTAAATATGCCATAAAATGCGCTTCACCCCCTTTTATTTTGTCGTTTGGCTTCGTTTATGAATGGTTTTTGTTTTTCAATACGTTTGTCGTCGTTGACGTCTTGCCAATTCATGCCAAGAAAAGCTTTTTTACGGTTTCTTTTGAAATATCGGCGCCTTGCTTCACGGTTCCCAAGAACTGAAAGTATGGTAGCGTCGGCGTCGTCTATTGTAGGACGTACTGGTATAACTGGTTCAATTGGTTGTAATGCTTGTGGTGTAATACCCATAATTCACCCCCTTTTATTTTCTTTTTCATAAAGCCATTTTCTAATTTCGTCTAATTCCTGCCAAACCTGCCGGTTTTCGCTATTGTCCGGTGGATACTTGGCTATGATTTTCTGAATTACCATAACAAAAAGATTATATAGGTTCATGCTTACTAATATGTTGTGTCAAAATAGTATAGCCCGTTTCTGTAACTTCTACCATGTGTTCAAAAAATGCCGATTTTTTACCGTCGCGGGTTTTAACTGTCCACCCGTCGTCCGTCTGGTAGCCGCTTTTATCTTTGTAGGTTAAAAATGGTTCCAAACAAATAACTTCGCCCGCTTTTAGTTTATAATCCATTGCCCCTTCAAGCATAAAATCTTTCATGGGGTCGTTTTCGTAAGTAAATGCCGGTATTTTAGGCGGCATGTGCATTTCTTTGCCAATCCCGTGGCCGGATAAGTTTTGGTTGGTAACATAGCCCCGTACCATTGCGTACATTTCCATTGCCTTTGATATTTCCCGAATGGTTACGCCCGCTTTTATTTTTTCAATTCCGGCGTAAAGCGTATTGTTTGCGTAGTAAAGTAAGCGTTGGTCGCGGTTACTTATTTCACCAATTCCCATAGTAAAGCCACTATCGCCACAAGTGCCGTCAATAATTACCCCTACGTCAAAGCTAACCAAGTCGCCGTTTTGTAATTTATAGTCGGTTGGTATGCCATGCGCTATTGTATCGTTGACGCCAATACAAAGGGTAGCGGGGTATGGTGTCTTTGCCCATTTGGGGTGGTAGCCTTTATTGTATGGCTTTGCGCCGTACATAAGTACCAATTGTTCGGCCTGTTGGTCAATTTCTTTTAAGCTTCGGCCAACTACCGCCAATTCTCTAACTTGTTTTAAGACTTCGGTTACTATTTCGTGTGCTTTCATATTAGTAATATCCTACAAATTCGCCTTTACTGCACCGGCGGCAAATATCCCACTTCGGAAATTTCCGATAATATACGTGTCCAAATATAAAACAAACTATTTTCATGCTAACAGGCTCTACCCATTGGGCAATTACCAAATACATTGGCGCCCCAAATAATGATAAGTAGACAAATAACTATTAGTAGAAAAAATGCTATTGCATTAGTTAGATTTTTCATAGCTTCCACCCCCATTACTTGCTTTTTTTCTTGCTCTACACGGTTTGCAACGTCGTGGTTCGGTAAAACCCATTTTGTTAAAAAATGCTTGGTCTTTTTCCGTAAATACAAATGCGCCGCCGGATAAGCAATTTTGGCCTTCTTTACATTCTATTGTTTTGTCTGGCATACATTCACCCCCCTTACTAATAAATAATTTCTACTTCGCATAACGAATTACAATTTATGGCGTTCTTGACGGCTAAGCCTAAGTCTGCAACGCGGTTATATTTGGCAAACCCGCCGGTGTCGGTTACTTTTGCCGTAATTTCTTGTCCATTGTTCACATTTATTACTCTAACAATGTCGTTTAGTAATTTATGTGCGCTTACTACTTCCGGTGTAAGTGCAATAGTTAGCCGTGTATCGTCCAAGGTTTCGCCATTTGCCATAGTTAGCGTGGAAGAACAACCAAGGCACCCCGCTACTGAATAGTAGCTTGCCATACCTTTAAGCTTCCGTTCTGGTATTTTTGTCGGTTCCGGCGTTGGTGTTACGGTTGGTGTTGCAATAACCGGTGTAGGTGTCGGAAGTGGTGAAATAATGTATGTTTCTTTGCCAAACTGACGGCCAAGTACAAAGCCACTCCAAAAGACAAAGGATATAACGGCCAAGTAAAAAAGCCATTGGCGGCGTTCGGTTCGTTGGTAGCGGTCTATTCCGTCTGCTACCGGTGTATGTTTATAATCTGTCATAGTATATTTTCTACGTCTTTTAAGTCATAAGCGACTATTCCATAGCCGCCACGGCTTCGTATTTCGTCTAAAAATAGCTCTTGTAATGCTGTTGGCTTATTGCCTTTTATTTTACATTCAACGGCTATAAATTTACCGTCTTTTGCTATTCCTAATATATCGCTACCACCTTTGACGCCTGCCCGCCACATTCGTTGCTTGTATTGCCCGTGCCTATTGGTATAGTCGGATTTTACAACCCCCGAATTATTACGCCATACATAATGGCCTTTAATCGTAAGGTAGCTAATTATCAAATTTACTAGCGCCGTTTCCATTTTTAACCAAGTGGTGTCCTAACGTTTCGTAAAGCTTGTTTTCTAAAAAGTAATTGTGCATTTCCGCGCTTATAGTTTCAATCCAATTAAGCGTGTCTTTTAGTAGCTTATCGGTTAGCCATACCGTTGACATTTCGTAATGTTTTTTATATTGGTCGTAGTGGTAAATGTGGGCTTTTTCAACGTATAACCCTGAAAGCGTAGCAAGTACGCCGTAAATACCCGCTTGCCTACTGTTAGCGTATACTTCGCTACTTTGTTTGCCGCTTTTCCATTCGTAAATGTCCGGCTTGTCGTAACAATCAATAATACCAACCAAGTCTAACCAATCGGTAATATGCACTTGTTTTTTGCCTTCCGGTCGTGGGTCTTTAAGTGGCTTGCCGCCAAATTCAAGGGGCATTGTTTTAGTTTTTATAATGTGGTCTTGCCATTTTTCGTGCCATTCGCGGCCTTCTGCCATAGCTGGCGTTACAAAGTCTTCAAGCTTGAAGTATGTTTTTATGGCGCGTTCCCAATTATTGCTTTGCCATAAGTCAAGTACGGTATGTGAGGCGCGAAATACAGGGTTATTCATTTTCTTTTGAGTTTTTAAGCGAAAACTTTAACGACTTTGTGCGTTCTTTTTCTAATACGCCAATTGGCAAGCCTTTGTGTTCGTCTACCCATTTTTCAATTGCTTTACTGTCCGGTAAATAGCTGGTTTTTGTAGTATACAATTCTTTTGGTACTTCCGGCAATTGGCTTTCGTCAATTGTGTATTTAGTGCCGTATGCCCTGTAAAACACTTTTACTTTATCGGCCTGTATACTGGTAAAGTTTGGGTCAATAGCCAAGGCCGCTTGTTCTAATGTAGCTTCTGCCGCGTCAATAGCCGCTTCTACTTGCTGTTGTATTTCCAAAAGCTGTACTAAAACGTCTTCGCCGTCGGCTGTTAAAAAGATTTTACCGGCGTCTTGGGTTAATCCTGCTAATTTTTCAATATCTATTTGTGCCATATTAGAATTTTTTTAATTTATATTCGCGTTCAATTACTTTGCGTTCGTCTTCAAGCGGTAAAATGTATTGGCCGGTTTCTGACGTGTATTTATCAAGTTCGGTAAAAAGCGTAAGTTGTTTATTTTTAAGCCCGTCTTTAAGCTGTTTTACCTTTTCTTCTAGCGCCCTGTATTCCGGTTGGCGCATAAGTTTATTTTTTTCAAAGCGTAATTCGCGGTTTGCTTCTAGCGCTTCGTCCTTAAATTGTGCATAGTCGCCGTTTTTAAGTAACACTTCGCGCATTTGCTTTTGAATGGCGCGTATTTGTGTTTTCGTGTACTGTACGTCTTCGTAAGCGTTTCTTGCCGCTTCTGATTTGTTTTGTACTGGCGCTTCTATTACTATTGGGTCTGTATTTGTCATATTATTATTGTACTATCATTGTTTAGTAATTGTCAAGTGGTAAAATTATTTTACCCACTTTTTATTACGTTTAAGCTTCGCTACCTTCACTATGTCAACGTCATATACTGCCGTTACTTCCATTACCATTGAACCTTCACGGTAGCAACCGGAATTGGCGTATTTAAGAAGTTGTTTTTTAGCGCCTTCTTTGGTCTTAAACAATTGGCTTGAAATGGTATAGGCTTTTGCTTTTGGCATAGTTAAAATTTACGAAATATAAGGTAAGCAATTATCGCAACAATAATTATTGGCAATACAACAAATGCTATTACTAAAAATGTTAAAAATTCAAATATACCCATATTTATTTATTTTGGTTTTGCTTTCGCATTGCCGATAAATCTATATTGTCGGTTACTCTTGGCAATTCCTGTTGTACCGGTTGTGGTAAGTTTTCAATGGTTTCTTTTGCTTGCTGTACTGTTTCGCCGGTAATAGGTTCGTTGTTTGCCGGTGTTGTGCTTGTTACTTCATTTTTTACCCCTACTGTATCTACCGTGCCGCCGGAAGTTCCTTTAGGTTCTTTGCCTTCAATTTTTATTTTTCTTATACTTACTGCCGGTTTTACTTCTGGTTCTTTTTCTGCCGCTTTTTTAGCGTCTTTTTCTTCAACCCGTGCCGGTTTTGGTAACGTATCTAAAACGTTGCCGGTCGTTTCTGATTGTGCCATTTCTTCGGTTGTATATATGCCGCTTAACTCATTTGGAAATGCTTTACGAAGCGCCAAGGCTTCGGCACATTTACCAAGCATTAAGTATGGCATTTTAGCCCAAAGCCCCATAAGCTTGCCTTCTTTGTCGGTTTGTGCGTATTCCGTCCAACGTGCGCTTGCGGTTACTGGCATACGTTCGCCGGTTTGTTTATTTATCTTAAATACGGTAACGGTCGCTTTGTTTGGGTGGGTTTGGTCTTCGGCGTCAAATTGTGCGTCGTCGCTACCTGCATATTGGCCGGTACGTTCCGCTACTAAGCGCATACCGTCAATACCTACTTGAATGGTCATTTTTTCTTTGCCTATTTTGTAATCCCACCTATAAACGGGGTAAATTTGCTTAATCATGGGGTCAAGTCCGGTGCGTTTTGCAACGTACATGAAGTAATATAAGTCTTCGTCGGCGCGTGGGGTTCCTTTTTTGTCGGTACCCATGACTTGCGACTTTAGAAGTTCCCAATACACTTTTGGGCTTTCGCCTTTTGGCACGTATTGAGTAATAAATTTAACTTTTTGTTGTTGTGTAAGTTCCATATTTGCCCTTGGAATTAGTACAGTTATATTATATTAAGCGGTCTTGTTCATTTCCCGAATAATGTAATATAAATGACTTCTTGATATATTATATTTTTCAATGGTTTCTTTTGCGCCTTTTTCTTCGTAAAACTTTACAATAGCTACCCATTTGCTAAGTACCTTAGCGCGTCGGTGCATGTGTCCTTGTAATTTTACTTCGTTTGTTATCATACACATATTGTATTATGATTGTCTAGTGTTTGTCAAGTGGCAATTTTACCCTAGTTTTTGCCTGCTTCTTCTTTTACCGGTTTACTATCGCGGTGTACAAAATGTACGCCTAAATCGTTTAAGTTAAACCCGATATAAAAGGTGTCGTTGTCTTTGGTTAAGCCAATAAGCCCGTATAACAATTTGGTAACATTTTCTTTATCAAGCGTTATAATTACTTGGCTATTAAGTTCGTTGACTTTTTTTATTTCCCAACGCTTTATTTCTAATTCGCCTTTTTTATGCTTTTCGTCCATGGTTAAATTGTTGTGAACCGCACCGGTTACAAATATGCACCGGTTCGTTTTTGTCGGCGTCCTGCACTTCGCCGCATGTTAAACAGGTAAATTCAATAATTTTATTGTTCATAAGTCGCGTAATACTTCTTCTTCTGTATAAATGTTTCCGCTTTCGCTTTCAATTTCGGCGGCTAATCCAAATTGTCTAAGTACCTTAAATAACCAAAATACTAATGTTTCTTCGTCCGCGTCGGGTGCGCTTGGTTTTTTGGTAAAAGATATTGTTATAGTGCCGTTTTCTTCAATAATTTGTGTCATTGATTGTAATGTACTATAAATGTTCTATGATTGTCAAGTAGTAAAATTAGTGGACGCGAAAAGCGTAGTTTCGGAAGGGTTTTAGTTTGTTAGCGCGTATTGCTTGGTTATCCCATTTAAGTTTTACGGGGTAACTGGCACGTAGAAAATCATTTACCGGAATAATGCCGAATATATACGCTTCGGTTAAATCGGGGTTGACTACTACAAAGCAAAAGTGGGTAACAAGTTCAATTTTCGGGTCGTCAAGTTGTGCTTGGAATACTAAAAATTCTTTATTGTAATACCATTTATCAATTACGCCATGTGTCGCTTTTACGTCTATCGTATCGTTTTCGTATTTTACGTCGTATGGGTCGCCGCCGTTATAACGAATAGTGCGGGTGCTTTCGTAGTATAAGCCTAGTTCTTCAAATACTTGCACTACCGCCATGTGGCCTAATTCACCATAAACGCCGTGATTTGTAATAGCAAGGCGGGTTTTATCGCTTTGTTTGTGTATAAGCCGTTCTTGGTGTACTTTTTTCGCTTCCGCTACCATTTCCGGCGTAAGTTCAATAGTTATTATGTCTGTTTCTGTCATTTTTTATAAAACCAATTGTTATTTGGCTTGTATGTATACGTTATTACTAATGCTATTTTTTCGCCGTATTTATTTAAAGTTTTTTTCACCGTAAACAAGTGAAGTCCAAACGAATAAAAGCTTGTATCGTCTTTGCCGTATTTTTGTTTTTTCCATTCGCGGGTATTTTTGTCTTTTTTTTCTTTAGTGGCATATTGTAGAAATTCTTTTGCTTGCGCTGGGGTTACTCCGGCTTCTTCAAACCTTACTAATGCGTGGTTGGTAAAATATATTTTATGATTGTCCATTTTAAAAATTTAGCCGCCGCCGAATTTTTTTACTTTTCTCTTACTTAATATTACTAATATTCATATTATTAAAGTTTATATTAAAACTAATACTTACTCTTTGGCACTAATAGGCTTTAGACTTCGTTATATATAGCATTATTTTTACAATAAACGACATACGCGAAAAATCGCGCTTCCGTAAAGCTACATAAAACGAAATCCCACAAAGCTATAGTCTTCGTGGCCTAACTTACTCCTCGGCGCCATAACGTTTGCCTATGGCAAGCAATGAGTATTTAGTTCGCGTCTGATTATTTAAAGTCGCCCTCGCTGTTTACTTCCACGACTTCAAAAAGAAAAAACGGCTTTATGGATAGCAACGCTACTTTTGGGGTAGCCTCGCTAACTATAAAACCGTCTTTAAGAAAAATGTTATTTGTCATAAAAAAACTGCTTTCGGCTGGCAAGGACGTTAGAAAAACGTACTTTGGCAAGTTTCCTTACCATGCGAAAACAGTTTTGTTTTTCTAACATTTTGCCCCCCTTGCCGTAGGGGCGCCGGTTAAACCGGACGTATACTTATAATAAATTAAGCCGCTATTCGTTGTCAAGTCTTAATTTTTGTGGTGCTTCCTGTGCCATTATTTCGGGGTTAAATAGCTCTATTTCGGTGCCTTCGCCTTCTGGGTAGTATTCAACTATTTTAGGCGCTGTGTGGCCTGTTTCATGGGCTATGGTTCGTTCTTTTCGGTAGTTTAATATACTGTCGGTTAAACTTCTTAGATTTTCCATTATTCGCACATTCCCCTAAGTTCTTGGCGCACTTCCTCTAACCGTTCAAAATCATACGGCATGAACTGGTCGCCTTCTACATAACCGGTTCTTCGTTCCATAAAAATTACCTGTTCTTCGCGCCATTCTTGTACCATGTTTTCTACTTCCTGTCTTCTACGCAAAATAGAACGCATTGACACATGATTTTTACCGTGTTCGCCTGCCTCGGCATACGGTAAGTGTTGGTGTAAAAATTTTTCTTCGGCCATTTTATTTGCCTCGTTCTTTAATGTCTGCTACGCCTTCAACACCGATATAAGCCAATAATGGGGTAATGATTGCTACAACTTCCGCCGTATCAAGCCCCCAATTAAACATTGCATTACCAAATGCAACACCGGCCGCAATAAGCGCAACTATAAATTTTCTTGATAAATAGGGTTTCATGTCAAAATCTTTCATGCTTAAATTATTCACCCCCTTTTTCTTTTGCTTCTTCTTTTTCTGCCTGTTTTATTTTTCTTGCCGCTTGTAAAACTATATCTTTATGCACGGTTTGTTGTGTCGTTAAAGCTTCCATAATAAGACTTTTTAAGAAATCTCGTTCACGGGTAATAGAACTATTTTTTGCTACTTCTATATCAAGTTCTTTTCTTAGACCTTCAATGTCTTTTTCTAAACGTTCAACTTTGTCGCGATATGTTTGTAGTTCTTCTTTTAGCACTTTAACTAACTGCGATTTTACAATAAAAAAGGCGGCAACCCCGCCACCAAAAATAGTGAAAATAATAACAAGAAAAGAAATTAAATTGCTTGCATTATTTATTATTTCCATTTTTTCGTATTAGTGCCAATAGTTTAGCAACAACCCCACTTAGAACCTTGAATAAGTCAACTTGCTTTTTTCCATTTGCAAGCTGGCTTTCCAATTCACTAATACGAATTTGGAGTTGCCCAACCTCCTTTTGCTTATCCCGTAAGCTACCCTCTAATGTTGAAATCGTACCCCTAAGTGTCCCCGCCAAGTTTTCGGCATTATTTAGGTCTTTGTTTAGCTTGTCAATCTGGGCTTTTTGCACGTCAAGCTGTCTTTGGCACTCGGCCTTTACGTTTGCTACTTTGTCCTTTTGGTTCTCTACTTCGGTGTTGGCCTTTGCAATGTCCGATAATAAATTTTTCTTGTCATTTTCAAGGCTAGTTATATAACTTTGCTTGCCTGCTAAGTAGGTCTTGAATTTATCAAGAGGGGTATTGTCGGGGTCTTCAAAACCAAGAAATGTGGCAAGTTCTTTAATTACCGAAGCGCGACCAACTAACCAATCACGTTCCTTTACTGAAATTGTAATTTGTTCGTTGTTATCATTCTGTGATTGACTTGGTACTTTGCCTTCGTACCAACACCAAGCATAAATAAGTTTTTGTGGTTGTACGCCCCAAGAAGTAATACGCTTTGTTACACCGTCCCAAGGGTCTTGCACAATGAAGTCGTCGCCGTCGTAGTCAATTGCTAAAATCCAATGTTCGTCAAGTCCTGACGTTGCCGGTATGGTATCAATTTGAAGTAATACGGGGTAGCCCTTGTCAATCTGGCTTTTAATTTGGTTCATTTGTTCGGTGGTAAGCGGCTTTGTATTTGAAAACTGGCCGGAATATTTAAGACCGTATAAAGAAGCAAATACACCCCAAACAAAAAGGTTTGCGTCTGGCGCGTTAGGTGTTGGCTGTCCTTTAGAGTTTACAAAACCCCCGTTTTGGGTCATTCTTTGATTTACTGTAAGTGGTGTTTCGTCAAGTCCCTTGAAGTAATTAAGCGCCATTGTGGCGTCGGTCATAAGACAACCAAAAGCGCCAATAGTCCCCCTTGTGCCTAGTGGGCTATTTTTCCAACGACTGTCGTTTTGTGAAAATGTCTTAGGTAGATTGATTTTCATATTATGATTTTTTTCCTATAAGTGGTTCAATTTCTTCTAATTGTGATTGCTTTTTTAAGTCTTTTTTTAAATCACTTTCAAGTTGTTTTTTGAAGTCGTCCGCTTTTATTTTTGTTTGTGATTGCTTATATGTTTTTTGCCAAGTAGCTTGGCCGTCGTTAAATTCAACGACAATTATTGAAGTATCTTTATTTCTAGTTGCCGATAAAATTTTTGCGTCTATATTTGCCATGTGTATATTTTACCAATATTTTACATAGTAAGTAAAATACCACCGCCGCCGCTTGCTAAAATGGGGTCTAAGCGTTCGTCAATGGTAACTGTTGCCGAACCTTTTAATACTGAACCATAGTCAACGTGTATTCGTCCGACCGCACCTGAACCACCGTCGCCCCCCGAACCTGTATGAGTTCCACCCGAACCACCGGCAACGGTAATTAGATTTGTGCCAACGTCAACGTATGCGCCTTTTAATAAGACAAACCCACCGGCGCCGCCGCCACCACCGCCACCGTCTGAAATACCAAAAGTAGAATTGCCGCCGTTATTTCCATTTGCATTTATCGTGCCTACAAGTTCAATTATTGGCGCAATTACAATAATTCCACCGCCACCGTCGCCCCCCGAACCGGCTTGGCCTTGGTCGTATTGCTCGCCCCCCGAACCGCCGCCGCCCCCGAAATGTGCTATTGAAAGTGCCGCATTATCAATACCGGCCGTACTAGCATTACCCCCCGAACCGGCCGTACCACCTGAACCGCCCCCCGAACCGACGGTTGCATGGCCGCCCCCTGCGCCACCACCGCCACCAAACCCGCCGTGGTTATCGCCTGCCCAACCACCGCCGCCCCCGACCGTGTTAGCATTGATTGAAGTAGTGCCACCGTCGGCGTTATAGCCTTCGCCTTGTTTTCCGTCTGCGTTTCTAACTGAGGCCGCGCCCCTATAGCCTTTGCCCTGCGCGTTCATAGTTCCATTTATTGTTACTTTTCCGTTGCAAAGAATAGCTAAAATTCCGCCTCTAGTTCCTGTTACGTCAAAGTCAATGGCCGTATAAGTCTTTGTGGTGTCAATAGTTACTTGGTTATATTGCTTTAATTTATAAACTTGTGCGTGGGTTCCGTAAGTCAATTGTAGATTGTATGCCATTGTCCAATTGGTGCCGCCACCAACTGACGAAATTTTGTTAAGTTCCCAATTTCCTACATTGCCGGTATTGTCTGACTGGTGGATTAAAACTAAATCGCCTGCCGAAAATCCCGTACCGCTTGAAGCTGTTAATGCTGTTGTACCGGAAGAACCACTACAATTAGTGTTTGGGGTGCTGTCTGTTGTGTCGGCCGAAATCGTCAATGCGCCGTCGCTACCATTTCCGTAACGTTCCGCCCACATGCTAGTATCGTCATTTCTGAATTGTCTACCCATAATTTAACCGAAGTTTTGCCCGACGATTGAACCGTAATAGTCGGTTCCGTCGTAGAAAAATGCAAAAATGTCGGCGCGGCTTGCTGTGCTTGTAAGTGTAGGTGTAGTAGCATTTACCCATTTAATAGTAGGCCAAGTTACCGTACGGCCACCGCCACCGTCTTGTTTAAGAATAACTATAAAAGTCTGTCCGGCTGTGGGGTTAGTAAATGAAAGTGTACCATTTGAACCGTCAAGGGTTCTGACCTGAATTGCGCCTGTTGATAAGTCAAAAGCCCCCGAATTATCAGTTTGTGGGTCTTTAATGGCGTTTCTTACGTCTTTTCTTAAATTGTTGTAATGCGACGCTAAAGCGTTTGTGCCTGCTGTAACGTCTGCGCTATTCATTCCCATACTTATATTTTACCCTATTGTAATCGTCCATGAAAGCGTCAAGGTGTCGTTTGACGTCTTAACGCGGTTCATAGCCGCCCTTGCAAATAACTGTCCGCTACCTGATACTAAAGAAGCAACGCGGCCTACACCTACACCAAATAAACCGGCCTCGCGTAAAGTTCCGTTTGCTTCCTGTGTAGTAAAATATGTTTGACCGGTAAAAACATTATTTAGATATGAACGTACGCTTATTTCTTTTCTTGCAATCTCTGTTTCTAAAGCTGTATCACCAAGCGCGGGTGCTGTGGTTCCAGTTCCTAACGCACAATGGGTAATTTCCCCTACGTCATTGCCCGCAAAACGCTGTGCAATAGCATTTTTACCGTAGGTAACAAACATATTGCGGTAAACGTAGCGTCTAACTTTACCCGTTTTTATATTGCGAAATTCTAAAACTATTTCGCCTTTTACTTTTACTAATTCGTCGTTAAATTTAGTCTTCATAGTTTACCCCCATTCAAATAAGTTCCAAATAGCACGGGTTGTTGTCGCTTCTAAGCTATCTATGCACCATGTACGATATGCACCGGCACTATCAATTGTCAAATTATCGGTCAAACTATCGCTTAATAATTGGTCTGTAAGTTCAAAAAGTTCGTCTACTACCTCGTCGTCGTCCAATTCAATTAAGTTTTTGTTGGCCTCTAATAATTCTATCAAAAATTTAATTATACCGATAGTTTTTGCGCTTGCGATTGAAACGCTATAAATGTATTTTCCGCCACCTAGCGACTTCGCAACCACCTTTTGCACTATATAGTCGTCGTCTACGCTATAATCGGTCAAATTGATATGTATATACTGTCCTGACTTAAAACCGTCGGTATAAGTATCAAATGTGCCTTCAATTAAATCGTTTGCATAGTCAATAAGTTCTGCGCCTGCCCTATCTCTTGCGGCCTGTGTCGTTCTAATAGCTTTATCAAATATTGCAAATTCTTTTACGCCATTTTCTATAATACTCATTGTGTCCTCTACTGCCACCAAAATAGGAATATCATATTTATAAGTTACTTTTACGCTATCCGTGGCGCCTAGAACTGCGCCCCCGCTATCCTGTTCAATGTATTTTTCTTGGAAATTTAAGTACCAATCAAAACCGGAAGTGTCAATATTTTTAATTCCTACGGTTTCTTCAACATAACCACCGCCACGGTCAACCTCAATTGTTACGTCGTGGGGTTTATCTGGTATAACGAACTTTGTTTTAATTCCGTCGCCGTATTCTTCGTATGTTGTAAAGTCTGAAAGTTGCGTACCGCCTCTTACATAAACGCGGTTTTTAAGCTGTGAATTATCTTTTGAAATCTTTAAATTGATATATTCGGTGTTTGAGCTATCAATATCATAAGGCGCCGTATCTGTTAAAAGTGGGAAATAATGTATATCTTTTTCGTAATCTATATACCAGTTTCGGCCGGAAAGCTCGGCAAGTTGTCTAATTGCTTGACTTGGTTGAATGTAATTAAATGCTATTTGGTCAATGGTTACGCCTTCTTCTACGTTTACGGTGGTTATTCCAAAGCCCGCGCAATATCGGGTTACTATGTCTTCAATAATTTCTTTGTCGGTCATGTCTTGGTAGGTTCTATGCACTAAATTACGGTCAAGTAACCATACTTGGTCAATGCACGAAATAGTTGCCAAGGGTGCGCCCGCTTCCATTTTTACAATATCAACTTTGACTACATATCCACTAAACAAAATGGTATCGTCGGGCATTGTAATAATAATTTCGTCGTCTGTTTGGGGTATTCCATTGCCTGAACGGTCAAGTAACGCAAATTGACAAGTATTGGTTTTGTCTGTAATTGCGTCTTCAACAAGAAGGGTACTTGCTAGAACGTCGGTTGTTCTGTCAATGTCTGCGATTGAAATATTGTATGCCATAAGTTAGAACCTAACATTTAATTTAAGTTTACTAATAATGCTATCACCTATCTTTTCGCCAATTCGCATTGCCCCTGCTTCGTCTGAAATTATGGCGCCTGATAAGTCAACGTTTATATGATTTACGCTTGTATTACCGGCACTTGCACCGGCCATTGTCGTTGCGATATGTGGCGTAATACCCGTTGACCATTCTAAGCCTTCCATAGCTCTATTTACTTGCTTTACGCCCATTTTGACAATATCCACTACGCTTGGTGAATGGCGTTTTGTGAAGTCAAGCGCGTCTTTAATCTTATTGACGTATTCTTGTATGCGGTTCCAAGCGTCCCTAAATGGCCTTGTAAGTTCGTCAAGTAACCAACCGCCCCAACCTTTTATAAAGTTAAGTGCGCCGTTAAATATTTGCTTGATTGCTTCCCAAGCATTGTTTACCATTTCTTTTACTGCTTCCCAAGCGGCGCCCCAATCACCTTTAAGAAGTGCCAAAGCGACTTTGAATATGCCGGAAACAATAGCCCACCAAAGCTTGAAATAGCCTGAAATCATATCCCAAACCGCTTGCGTAATAGTTTGTATTGTTGTCCAATTTTCCGTAATAAATTGTCTAAATGCGTCAATTACCGGCATAACGTAATTGTTTATTACGTCCATAATTACGTTGAAAACTGCCGTTGTTATATCTTTTATGCCTAAAAAGTTCGTTTGCCAAGCTGTATAAAGTGCGGCAATAAGAAGTGCTACTAAAACAAGTGGGTTAGTTAAAGCCGCAATAAGCGCGGTTATAGTTCCAATTACCAATAGTGCGCCAAGTGCGATTGCTAAACCCTTCAAGAATGTAATAACCAATTCTTGATTTTCTGCTATCCATGCACCTAACACTTGGAAAGCGTCAACAAATATCATTATTATTTTAACTAATTGGTTGCTACTTTCGTGGCCTTTTCCAAGTTCTGTGAAGAACGCGGCAATTACTGTGGCGCCATTTTGAAGAAAAGGTATAAGCGCTTCAACTCCGCGTTTCATAAGTTCAAATGCACCGGAATTTACCAAAATGTCTTTTAATGCGATATTTACGGTATCTTTAAGCGTTGAAAATAAACCATTCAAAGTGCGGCTTTGCTTTTCCATTGCGCCCTCAAACATACCCCCTTTGGCGCTTGCGTCCGCAAAAGCCTTGGTCAAGTCTTCGTAGGAAATGTCCATATCTTTTATTTGTGCCACCGACTTACCCATAGACTTTGCAAGCATGTCGTATACGTTAATTCCGGCAAAAGCAAATTGTTTTATATCAAGTGCGCTTGCTTTTCCAACTGCTTTAATTTGCTGTAAATTCGTACTTAAACGTTCCAATTCTGCGTTTCCACCACCTGTGGCCGAAATAGCATTACCCAAATTGATAATATCTACGCGGGCTTGCTTGGCGTTTACGCCTGCCGAAATTAGTCGTTGGTTTCCGGCAACAAGCGGTGCCATTTCAAATGGGGTTAATGCCGCGTCTTTTTGTATTTGCTGTATTGCTTCTGCGGCCTTTTTTTCGTCTTTTAAGAGGGTTGTAAATGCTATTTGATACTGTTCGTATTTTCCGGCATAGTCTATAGCCATTTTACCGGCTACCGTAAGCCCTGCGCCTACTACACCGGCAAAAACTGCGGCTTGCTTCCCAAAGTCGGCAATAGCCGAACCCATATTACCCAAATGGGAAGAAAAACCGTTGACTTGCGACTTCGCTTGGTTCATTCCATTATTGAAGTCGGTTAAGTCTGCTTTAACATGTGCGACAACACTTCCTACGTCAAATGCCATACTTCTATTTTATCATTATTCGTGGGTTTCCGCGTAGCTTATCTTTTAATAATAAGAACCCTGCTTTGTCCAAAGTGTCATTTTCTGGGTTATTTGTTCGGTCATACGCATTTAAAGCGTCCCAAAGCTCTTTAGGATTTTTGGCGTGTGGATTTTGAACTATTGCTAGTTCCATTCGCCAATCGCTTAACTTGCGCTTATTTATTTGTTGCACCAATTCGTACAACTCGTCAAAGTACAAGTTTTCGTCAATATCCTTTTTAGCCCACCCATAGGACGAAGCTAGTAAGTCTACTGCCCACCAATACCAGTCAATTTCGTCGCCTGCTTGCTCGCCGTTAGTGAGCCGAACGTTTTTTTTATCTTTTCAAATACTGCTTGGTAATTGTTTACCTCAATAATTGCTAAGAAAACGTCCGTTGCTTCGTCAAGTCCCATTTCTTCAACTTCTTCTTTTTTCAAGTCCGTTGCAATGGTAAACAAAGCTATTACGTCGGGTAAGCTTTCGGCTAATATAGTAGGAATTTTAGGTATTATTTGGTCGTTTGAAAGTCCGTCTAAACCGTTTATATGCTTTGGCAAATTTTGTAATGCCTTTAGCAATTCGGCGTAGCGTCCAAGAGGTAGTTTTTTGACAACCAATGTACGATTTTCAATTTTAACTTCAATTTGTTTCATAACTTAAAAGGCGGGGTAACAAAGTACCACGTTTGCCGTTTTAAGTTGGTTATGCTGTACTGTCGCCAAACAAGCCAAGGTAGTTGCCGTCTGTCTTTGTTTCGTCTAGTAAAGCTTCAAAAGTTACTTCAATAACCTTTTCTTCGTCGTTTCTGTGTGGAAGAACCACCGTTGAACCAACGTAAGCTTTATGGAAAACAATATCAAAAGCCCTAGTTCCTTCGCCTACTGGGTGTAGTACAAGCTGTGCGCTGTCTTCTTTCGCTAATTTACCTGCTTTAGCGCCAATTGTTATACGTCTATTTGCCGCACCGGCAAAAGTTGCCTGTGGAATAGCAACACGACCGTTTGCAATTGTAGCTTCGGCAAGCGCGACTTTAGCTGTTAGTTTTTCACCAATTAAGACTTTTTCAACAACGGTTTCGCCGTATGCGTCTACCATTACGTCTTTATAAACTGGTTCGTAGCTAACTTCAACGCCACCTTTTGTATGTCCTAAGTCAACGTTGTTATACGTTACTGAACATACACCAACTTTTACGTTTGTTATATCCGCCATAGTATTTTATTCACCCCCTTTCAAGCTAAATTCTTTTTTAATTGTAGCTTTATTTTCACTGGTATTCAAATGCTTAAATTCAAATTCGTTAAGTTCGCCGCACCGTGGGCATTGAATAGCCATACGACCGGCAAATATATATTCATAGATAAAAAATTTGCGGCAAGCTTTACAACGCAACTCGCGATATTCCTTTTTATTTATAGTAATCATATTATCTTACCCAAGCTTCAAAATTCATTGAAAACTCGTCGTGTCCTATATCGTCTTTACCAATGTGGCCGCCCTCGGTAATAGCATTTATGGAATAAAAATAGTTCCCATTTTCTACAAGGGTTTCATTATATCTATTGTGTAGTGCATTTCTGACACTTGTTAGCTTTGCGGCACCGGTAGCATAGTCTGTATTTCTTACTAATACTTGAAATGTAGGCTTTTTTGTCGGCAAGTCAATATCCGGCCTAAGTCCGCCGGTATCAATTATAGTTACGCAATTAGCGGGGCTATCTGGCTGTTGTCCAACAAAAATATTAGTTCCAACCGTGCCTACGCTTTGGTCTTCTAAATAATCCGCAATGTCGTCAATTATTATACTCATACTACTTTAAGTGCATTTGCACCCCTACGCCGTATTTTTGCAAAAATAGCTTTTCATTCATTTTTATTGGGTCTTCCAAGTATTTACCTTTTCTACCCTTCTGAAAATGATACTCTGGGTGTTCGTGTAGCCTCGCGGCGTATACTTTATTATACCCTACAATATAGTCGTCGCCGTTTGGTTCTACATGGCCGCTATTTTGAAGTAGTCCGGTATCATGCGGCACTTCAAATTGACTTAGCCTTAATACCTCGTCTGCTACCATGTTTTTTGCACCACGACTGCCCGCCTCAACTCTTTTAATAAGGCTTTCTACCCCTTTTATAAAACTGCTTGCGTCCCATTTTACATTTGCCATAGTTTATATATTCCATTTCGTACATTCTAATTTAATATGGTGCGTTTGTCCTAATCCGTCTGTCGGTAGGCTTTTGCCATGTACGCGGTAAGAAACACCGTTAAAAGTGATTTTATCACCCTCGTTTACTGTTACGTCTGATTTTAAATAAATAATTGCCGCAATAACATATTGGGTTGCGTCGCTTCCGTCTGAGGAAAAATGTAATCTTGGCTTTGAAACAACTTGTACACGGCCTTTAGCTGTGGTTCCACTTCCGACTTGTTCTTTGCCGTAGCGGTTTTTGCTGGCCGTGTTGTATATAGTAACTGTTTGATTAAAAAGACTTGCTAAACTCATAATACAATTTCGCCGGTAATATTTCTTATACCCCGAAGAAGCATTTTAGCTTTCGGCGCTATCAATCGGCTTACGCCTTGATAATTAGCGGCGTTTGTATATGAATAGTCGCCTATGCTTTCGCTTTGCTTCTCTATTTGGTCGCTTGAAAAGAACCGGCTACCCATTTCAATAATGAACTCAACTTGTGCCGCAACTGCACGTTTAACCGCTTCCGGTATAGATTTATAGTATTGATTTGGTGTAGTATCGCCGTCAAAGAATACGTCTTTTGGCCTCGGAAATTTCCCAAGCTGGTAGATTTTATATACGCTAGTGCTGTCTGGTGCTGTACTCCAAGCGCTGTCAACTGTAATTACTCCGGCGTATGTTTGACCGGTAATTTTTCTTCTTTGTCCTGCACCGGTACCGCCTATAATCTCAATTTCGCACCATTTAAGGTAATCAACCTGCATTGTGTTCTGGTGAAGTGTGGATAGCGTAATAGTGCTTGCGCCACCTGAAACGGCTTTACCATTTAGTGTATAGGGATAAAATCTTTGTTGTGCGCCTACGTATTGGTCTATCATTTCTTCGGCCTGTGAAATTTGGTCGTCGGCCTCGGTTGCGTCGGTAATGGTGATATTAGCGAATTGTGCAAGTTCGCTTTGACTTAAATAGCTTCTTCTTGACGTTGGCGTTGTGCTAGATACTGGCATATTCTAATTATATCATTTAATACTTATCGTACCAATCATTGCTATTGTCTGTCTTGAATGGTTGCGGGTCGTCTTCGTACCAATCCTGCGGGTTTTCTACGTGCCAATCTTTACCAACCATGTGTGCGCCCCTGCTTGAACTTGTCTGTAGCTTTCCAATAATTCTAGCGCTTCTAACATTTAGCGCTATTTGCCTTGCTTCAAGTTTTGCATTTCTACTTGAACTTAAAGTTACCCTTGAAACGATACGCGCATTTCTACTATCTGACGTTACCAAGAAGCCAATTATTCTGGCGTTTCTTGAACTTGTAAGCGTTTCTACACCTTTTAACCTAGCATTTCTACTATCTGACGTTGTTACGTTACCTTCAAGTTTTGCGTCCCTGCTTGAAGTGGCTGTGTCTACACCGTGTATTTTTGCGTCCCTGCTTGAAGTTACGGTTTCATTTGAAACAAGCCGTGCGCCTCTTGAACTGCTTTGTGTATCAACACCCCAAGTTCTAGCGCCTCTTGAATTGGTGGTTGTGACATTACCAATCAACCTAGCGTCGCGGCTGTCGCTGTCGGTATCTACACCCCAAGTTCTAGCATTTCTTGAAGAAGTAGCCGTGTCCTTTGAAACAAGCCGTGCGGGTCTAGTGTTGTTTAATTGTACCGCCTCAATATAGGGTATATCCGTATCCCAACTAGCACCGCCCGATAAAGTACCGTCAACATTATTACTTGAACTATCATTAGCATTAGTTCCGCTAGCGTCGTTTAAGTGCCATAGTACAATAGTATTGCCGTCGTCTGTAAAGTCTGTAGTCAGTGGGGTAAATGAAGTTTCGGTAGTATACCTAGCTATGTCTGATATACTAAATTCGTCTATATTACCCTCTAGCGGTTCGGTAGTTTCCCTTCTACCCAAACATAAGTCGCCCCAATCGTTGTTATTCATTGACCCCGACTGTGCTACTCTTTTTTTATAAACCCCGTCTATATAACCTCTTACCCAAGTTCCGTCCCAAGTAATAGCAACATGTCGCCAAGTACCGTCTGCGTGGTCTTCTTCTTCAAATTCGCCTAAATTCCCTGCGCCTGCTATCTCGCCGAATAGTTTACAATTTCCCCCTCCGAAGTCTTGAGTGAGTCCTATGTCTATATTTCCGTTTGCAAATACTATCTTTTGATATGCGGTTGTGGAGTGCACTGCTTTGAACCAAAATTCAAGCGTTCCTGTGGCCAAGCCTTTATAAATACCCGAACTATGTCCTACGGCTATTTTTCCGTCTACTCCGTCAAATGATACTGAATGTGAATTTGCCATACTATGTTAGAAGTAAGTATGCTAAGTGGGGTTCTTGTCTATCAAATTTTATTAGTCCAAAGCCCTTGTTATTTTCATTTTCCCCTGTGTCCCTAAAACAAAAATAGTAATTATCAAAATTAAAATTATTTAGTATTTTCTTTCTTTCCATTAGTTTTTCTACCCAATCTAATTCGTCTGTTGAACTACTTGCCATTGTTCCCTGTGTAGACCATTCGCCAATAGTAGCCCGTGAGCTAAATTTTTCCTTTATATCTTTAGCGTGGCTTTCAAAATTAATAATATCTTCATATAAAGTAAAATGAATTTTCTTTATTTTACCTAACCTTGCATTATTCCAAGCGTCTTTTTTCCACCAGCCCTCTTGATAACTTAACAAGGCTTGCGTAAGTGGGGTGCAATCTTCTACCAACTCTTTAATTTTTAGTGGTAGGTTAGTGTCGTTGTAGTCTGCTGAATTATCATTATGTATTGAAATTTCATTACCCACCAAAAATTCGTCTACATTGAATTTACTTGCTAATATACAATCTTTAATAACTCTCTCTCTATATTCAAGCCAATTATTTTCTGTAAATTGTATACTGTCGTTATTTTCTACCCAAACCGTGTGTAGTCCTGCTTTTTTTGCTAACTTAGCAACTAAGGATACATGGGGCAAGGTGTCATATAAAAATGG